GGGGACTATCAAGGGACTTTGATTTATCTGATTCCATTCAATTCCTACCAGCCGGACCCGGAAGACTATCGCATGACTTTTGCGTGGTATGGGTCCTGTTCTGGATGTGATGCCTTGCAATCCGCGCAATCATGGGGAGACGGAAAACTAACGGAGCAACAGGTAAAAGACTTTATGTCCATCTGCAAAGACTTGATCTGCAACGCTATCAAACCTTACAACTATGGATGGAGACATGATGATAGATTTGATGTCGTGGAGGAGGGTGACAACTCTGAACAAGAATGATGCGACTATGGAGCAGGGTAAAGAGCTTGTTAAGCGCAAAATGAAGCCCCGTGGCGGAAACTCCCCTGTTATTGGTGATAATGGGGTACATACTAAACCAGGTGACAACTCTAAGATTGCTGGGTTCCTTATGGAAGTTGGAAAGTGGGGGCCTGTTGACAAATCCGATGTTCAGGCTATGGAAAAGCGATTCTGGAACTATGTTGCTCTTTGCTTTGAGAGAGATGTTCGTGTCACCAATCAGGTAGCTTACTTTGCCATAGGAATTACAAAGGATGACGTTTATAATTGGGAAAATGGGCTTACACGCAGCTCTGAACATCGCGACTTCATTAAAAAAGTTAAAACTTTTTGCGGTTCTTATCGCGAAATGTTAGGCGCTGACGGCAAGCTCAACCCCGTAACTTTGGTGTGGTGGCAAAAGAACTATGACGGTCTTGTGGACAAGTCCGAAGTGGTGCTTACTCCCAACAACCCGTTAGGGACTATCACCGACCAAAAGCAGCTTGAGGAACGGATCGCCGGGTCTGTGGTGGTGGAGGAGTAACGACTATGGAAACGACTATCGACTATGCCAGCGACTATGGTGGAGAGGCCAGCGACTATCAAACGACTATGGAGGGAAAGCGAGAGACGGAAAACGACTATCGATTCTGTCCCTTGAAGCTCCACGCGCTACTATCAACTCCTGAAGCGGTTTTAGGAACATCAGACTACAGAGGCGGAGTGGAGTGCAGAAAAAATATATGCGCCTGGTGGGATGTCGACAAGTCCCGTTGCGCCGTGCTATCTCTGGCCCGCAACAAATAACAATACCCCGGCTTGCTCCTGGTGGAGTGGGCCGGGGTTGCTTTATGCCTTGCGTGGCGCCCCTGTGGGCCGCTGTGCGACGTTTTAGTGGCCGGGAGTATAGAGGAGATACTGCCAGACGATAAAACCGCTCTACGGACTTGTAAATGGCCTTTACGGCGGATTTGCTTTTGGGGCTTGTCCGCCCTGCTGGACGTGGACGCAAAAATGTCGCTTGCAGGCCGTAGGACGGCGCACAAGCGGCGGATCATGGGCGGGGAGTATAGTAGGGACATAGCCGCCCACCGTTGGACGGCATGGAGGGCAAAAGAAAGCCCGCCCTAGGAAGCTCCAGGGCGGGCGGTGGTATTATGCTAATATCTCAATTACAATCGGGTCATGTATGACGATCTCCCCGGCGTCCTCGCCGTAGTCCCACGCGTTGCCAGCAATGACGGCCACATAATCGCCATAATAGTAGCCGTGGCGCTGCGCCGCGTCGATGGAGTCCCAACGCATAGCAGACACGCCGGGCAGCTCCTCGCCGGTATCGTCTCCGTTGTCCCAGACGTGGGAGCGGTGGGCCATAGGGCCGGGAGCAAATGGAACGTCTTGGACGCGGACGCCCACGGCCTCATAGTCATATAACGCGCTGGAGGCTATATCCTCAACGCGCCGGATCATATCGGGGGCTAGTCTCATGTATAACACCTCTTGTTGATTGTATCGCGCCCATGCAGACCCGTCAAGATTTCTTTGCGAGCTCCCATATCACCATGAGCGGGAGAAGGATAATAAACAGGATAATCAAGCGGGGGTCACCTCCATTCTCCAGCGGGCGGGTCATGCCCGGTAAATAATCAAAAAGTCGTTGTAGTGGTTGTGATTGAGTTTTACGGGGTAGGCGGACCAAACTTCCGACCGCTTGCCAGTCATCCCGTAAAAACCGCGCACATGGTCAAGCTGTGCCGGGGTCAGGCTGTCAGCCCATGCGGAGCCGATAAAGCCAACGGCCAAATATTCCGATGTCAGGTCTGCGATGGTAAATCGCCCTGCAATATCGGTTGTCATTTCTTACGCCTCCTTCATCCAGCTAATGCGGTAAGGGTCCTCGTATCGTCTGCAATCCCGCGCCCATAATTTTTCTTTGTCTAATAGGTGGTTTGCCGTGATGTAATAGGGCTTTCCGGTTTCCTCGTCCTTGTAATATAGCTTGTATTCGCTGGCGGCCTTGTCAAATACAATGCTTACAAGTTTCATTGTGCGGACCTCCATTCAGTAAAGTTCGGCGCTCTGCTTGCTATATTCGCGCCGTGCGGCCATGTATGCGTCCCGCTGTACGTCGCTAAAGTTGCAGGCGGCGAAAAGCGCGTTTATATCGTCGATATCGGACACGCTGGAGCAGTTACCGAAACAAGAGCACACGTCAAAATCAGCTTGCCAGTTTATACCGTATTCGTGATTAAACATCTCGCGGAGAAATGCGTTTTTCCAGTATTCCGCGTTGTCGCTTTCGGGTTCTGCCTTTTCAAGCATGGCAAGCAATTCTTCTCCGCTATTCACAAAATCAGCGTCTTTTTTGTCGTAGAACGCAAGGAAAACGGGGCTAAAAATCATTTTTTCGGTTTTCCTTCTCAGTTTTTCCCGCTCCTTATCGGGGCCACAGAAAAACATGGAAATATGATCCCGGCGCAGTCCGTAGTAATTGCGAATGTAGTATTCTTTCGCTTGCTTGTCCTGGTAGTCACTTACGGTTTCCATTTCGTCGGCTGTAAATAGTTTCCGGCTGAGGCTGCTAAGGTAAAATTCCTGGAGTTCGTCGCGGCTCTTGTCCTTATGGTGCAACTCATAATCATTTGCATATTTGATGTGGTGGCCGTCTGCGAACACAAGCACGGAATATCCGAAATAGCCGCCAAAGTCCACAAAATAGACTTGATGCCCCTTGACGGAGGCGGTCTCAATAGCCATTGCTGCGGCTTGCTCCTCTGTCAACGCTTCAATATCGCGGATCGTGTATTCTTTCGTTGCAGTGTTTTTCATTTATGTTTTCCTCCTTGTCATGGAGGGCGGCCCGTGGTATAATGGGCGTGCCCTGGTTCTGTGGTAGGTTCTGGGGTTCTTTTGCCCTGGTCACTATTGCGAGTAGTGGCCGGGGCTTTTATTTGTCAATGATGTAGTACGGAGTTACTTTCCCGTCGGTTGCTTTGGCCGTATTCTTAGCGGCCTCCTCTGTGGCGTACCATCCAATGGTAACGCCGTCTTTTTGCACTGCGTATATATCGGGCTGCATTCTTTTTCCTCCCGGCCTGTGGCCTGTATTGTTTGGGTTCTGATGCCAGTATAATTCAACGTTTGTTATATGTCAAGATTAATTTTATAATTTTGTTATATTTTTTTCTACATTAAATGCACTAATTGTTGCAACAAATATTCTTTTTGTTCAATTTTGCTTTGCGGTACTTCTTAATATCATATATAAGGGGCATCGCTAACCGGACACCCCCGGGGGATAGGCCGGAGCCGTCGTCCCCCTACCTCAGCCACTCTACCACCGAAAATAACAAAAAGCCCTTGACAATTCAACAAACGTTGATTATAATGTAATTGTAAGATAAAATTCAACGGGGGTTATAATATGGGATGGAAAACACTTGGGCTAAAGGAAGCAATAAAAGAAATGTTGCATGACAGCGGGATGACGCAGAAGGGCGTGTGTGAAGCTGCTGGGTATAAGTCTGTTGGGAGTGTTGCACAGCCATTAGCGAGAGGTGACATTAAGATTTCGACATTGTTAAGATTGGCTGATGCAGCTGGATTTGACATTGTGCTTGTACAGAGGAGCAATTTAGAAGGGTATAGTCCAATTAAAATTAAGCCGAACGATAAAAAAGAAGAATCCTAAAAATCCGCGCAAAACAAAAAAGGAGATGATGCTCCTTGGAAGTAAGGAAGGATTTAACAGGGCAACGGTTTGGCCGATTGGTCGCTATCCGACCCGTCAGAAAGCGGGCGAATGATGACCGGCATACAATGTGGTTCTGCAAGTGCGATTGTGGTAGTGTAGCGGTTATTTCTACAAATAATTTAATACAGCAGACGGTTTCCTGCGGATGTGTGTCAAGAGGGCCAAAGATAGATGATACGGTTAGGGCGGTTTGTCCTGGATGTGGGGAAAAGTTTGATATTGAATTGAACGGACAAAAAACTCCACAATTCTGTCCCGATTGCTCAAGAATATATACAGGTAATAGCTGGAAGGTATGTCCTGTTTGCAGAAAACTATTCAAATCGTTTCCGAGCGCAAAAAAGACGACGTGTTCGGAAGACTGCAGCAAAAAATGGGGGAATTATATAAGAACCGGGAGAAGGTTCAAGTGGAGTGAAAAGTCAAAGAAAGCGGCGCGAGAAAGCGGGCTTTGGGACGATATGGACGAGGCTGCGGCGCGGGCGAGGGCACGGAAAGTTGGAGACCCCAGGTTTGAGCGGACAGAAGAAAACATAACATCAAAAATATGGGTTCTTGTAGATCCATCTGGGAATGAACATATAGTTCGGAATTTGAAGCTATGGGCAAGCGAAAATTATGAAAAGTTTGGGAAGGATGACTCTGAAAGGTCTATCAAACAAATAGCGCAAGGGTTTTATATGATTGCATTATCGTTAAGAGGGAAGAAAGCACCTCCAAGACTAACATACTTTGGTTGGACATTGAAGGATTTGCCAAGAGAGCTGGAGGATGATAAAGATGGACTGGATCAAATGCACTGATAGGATGCCACCAGACATGGAGCCGGTGATGGTGACAGCCTTTCATAGAGGATTTGTTGTAGACGCAGAACCCGGTGAAAAATTTGTGTCTCACGATGTAAGGTGGAATGAAAAATTGCAGGCGTGGGAAGTACAAGAGTGGAATATTTGCGAAATGGAATGGACGACATGGCATGATTTAGAGGTTACTAACTGGATGCCATACCCTGAACCGGCGGAGGATTGATGATATGCACAAACTGACGAACAAGCAGTACGAGGAATACATGAAGATGATCCGGGATAAGGAAGAAGGGCGACTGCTCACCCCTGATGGCTTACGGATGATATGTTCGGCAAACAAGTATGACCCGGAGAAGATAGGGCTTCACATGCTGGCGGTGTTGGCGAATTGGAATAAGGTGGATGTATAGGAGGTAAAATGAGAGAAGTTGCAGGGGAATATAATACCGCTAAGATTTTTACAGATGTTGTTGACGATGCTTCCATTGCACAGGTTAAGGAATTGTGCGATCAAGAGTTTTGCACTGGAAGTAGAATTAGACTGATGCCTGATATTCATGCTGGAGCTGGATGTACTGTTGGGACTACAATGACAATCAAGGATAAGGTTGTGCCAAACCTTGTCGGGGTTGACATTGGCTGCGGAATGGAAACCGCTAAAATCAAAGAATCCAATCTTGATATGGAACGGCTTGACAATGTTATTCGAGAGAATATACCGGCAGGGTTTGAAATAAGGTACAATGCACACAGGTATTTTGACCGAGTAGATTTATCGGCTTTGCGCTGTGCGGATAAAGTTGACTTAGAAAGAGCGAAAAAAAGCGTCGGGACATTGGGCGGCGGCAACCACTTCATCGAAGTTGACCGGGATGAACAAGGGCGACTCTACATCGTAGTTCATTCTGGCAGTAGGCACTTGGGATTGGAAGTTGCAAAGTATTATCAAGAGGCTGGATACAAAAAATTATCCGACAAAAACGATGGCCTTGAAAAACTAATAGAAGAATTAAAAGCTGCTGGTAGACAGAGCGAAATCCAACAGGAAATCAAAAGATACAAGTCTGAATATAAATGCGATATTCCTAAGACGCTTGCCTATGTTGACGGGGCTTTATTTGATGACTACATTCACGACATGAAAATAGTCCAAAGGTTTGCTGAAATTAACAGGCAGGCTATGATAGACGGGATCGTGTCTGGAATGGGAGTTCATGTTGAAGATCAGTTTACGACAATTCACAATTACATTGACACTGACAGCATGATACTTCGTAAGGGTGCTGTATCTGCCAAAAGCGGTGAGGTTTTGCTTATACCTATTAACATGAGGGACGGAAGCATTATCGGAATTGGCAAAGGAGATGAAGATTGGAATTGTTCCGCTCCGCATGGTGCTGGACGCTTAATGAGCCGGGCGAAGGCTAAAGAGAGGTTTACCGTTGCAGAATTTGAGAAGCAGATGAGCGGAATTTATACCACATCAGTCAATCAGGAAACGCTTGATGAATGCCCGATGGCTTACAAGAGTATGGAAGTAATCACGGAGAATATAGAGCCAACAGTTAAAATTTTGAAAATCATCAAGCCAGTATATAATTTTAAGGCTGGTGGAGATTAAATATTGCACCCCGCCACAGGGCGGGCGTATATAGTGCCAAGTGCCTCTCCAAATGGAGCGAACAGTGCCAAGTGCCTTTTATCTTAAGGGATAGGAGGCACTTTTTTCATGGAAATTCGGGGGTTGGTAGAGAGGGCATTTCAGAGGGATTTGTCCGACCCGTCTGCGCTATTTGATGCATTTGATTCGATCAGATTGTTGGAGCCAGAGGATTTTAAGCTGGCTCATGAGAAAAACAAAGAGGTACGTCGGCTGTCTGCAAAATTCGCCGCAGAACAAAAAAGCCTCCGTATGTTCGAGTTGAACAAGCGGAGTCTGCTGTTTGATGCGCCGTATGATTTTGATGCGGCGATAAGATATGCTGAGTGGGATAGAGAACCGAAGAAAAAGTTCTATATGCCACGCAGAAAGCAGTTGCTTCCGGTTGTTCAAGCTATGCAGCGGCTATCTGAACGGAAGATACGCATTTTGGGTGTTATGGCTCCCCCAGGCGTCGGGAAGACCACCATTGAATTGATGTTCATGGTGATGGAGGGGTTAAAGAATCCAGATTTAAGCATTCTGATGGGTTCGCACTCAAACTCATTCCTACGTGGGGCTTATGAAGAAGTTGGGCGGATGTTAGACCTCAAAGGGGAGTATTTGTGGAAAGATATTTTTCCATCTGTTCAAGTTTGCAAAACAAACGCCCAAGACATGCGAATTGATCTTGGAAAACGAAAGCGGTTTGAGACCTTTGAGTTTTCGTCTATAGGCTCTGGTAACGCGGGCAAAGTACGTGCCTCGAATCTTCTGGTAGCAGATGACCTTGTACCTGATATCGAGTCCGCAATGAGCAAAGAGCGCATGGACAAGCTCTGGCAGCAGTATTATACAGACCTCATGCAGCGTATGATCGGAGATTGTGTCCAGCTTCTTGTCCAAACACCTTGGACGTTGCATGACCCCATTGACCGACTTGAACTAGCCCATGCAGAAGACCCGCTGGCAGAGTTTATCCACCTACCCGCTTTGGATGAAAATGATGAGAGTAATTTTGATTATCCGTATGGGCTTGGGTTTACCACGGCATTCTATCACAATCAAAGAGATGTTATGGACGATGCTTCCTGGAGGGCACTATACATGACTCAGCCCATTGAGCGTGAAGGACAGCTCTACAATGAGGATGAGCTGCGCAGGTATTTTGAACTTCCTGACGGTAAGCCCGATGCCATCCTGTTTGTATGCGATACGAAGGACAAAGGCACTGATTACTGCGTCATGCCGATTTGTTACCAGTACGGAAATGACTTTTATTGTGAAGACGTAGTATGCGACAACAGCAATCCAGAGGTTGTAGAGGCGCGGCTGGTGTCAAAGCTCGTTCAGCACAAGGCTCAGATGGGCCAGTTTGAAAGCAATAGTGCTGGCGGTAAAGTGGCAGAAAAAGTTCAAAAAGAAGTGAAAGAAGCTGGGGGAATTGCAAAAATAACAACAAAATATACTACATCGAACAAAGAGACGCGGATCATAGTCAATAGTCCATTCATCAAAGACCGTGTTTTGTTTAAGGATAACTCTGTTATCAAAAAAGATAAAGAATACAGACGAATGTTGAATTTCCTTTGTGGGTACACGATGGTCGGTAAGAATCGAAATGATGATGTCCCAGATGCGTGGAGCCTATTTGCCGAATATGTCCAACAACTTGAGGGAAACAAGGTTGAAGTATTTAAGCGACCATTTTAAAATCTCGAATAAGCCATTAGACACATATAGATATATAGGTTGTTATCTTAACAACGATTGATGTATAATATATTTGGGTAAACATAATTATCCAATTTTCCTCCCCTTTCGGGCTGTGACCAACCACGGCCCAAAGGATAACCCACTCCCCCGGCAGGGTATCTAGTGAGCAGATATTAAACGGAAAGGAGAGCCTCTCTTGTACGTTTCCTGCCGGGGGACTCCCTTCACGTTAACCTGCTCCAGAGTTTCGCAATCGAAGCCGACATGCGGAGAAGATAACGATATACCCCTCCAATGCGTTGACGCCTACGTCCCTACGCGGGTATTAGTATTGGCGGGGACATATGCCGCAGCACGATGCAGCCCACAATCAGGGCCGGAGGGTCGCGCCCTCCATGCGGCAGAGCCGACAGTCATAGTGTCGGGTAAAAAAGCGGTGGCAGCTATGACCTGTCCCGGCGCTATCCCGCTGAAAACTACCTGTACCGGATCGGGTAAAGTACCATATGGCATATCCATATGACGCAGGTGTGACAATCTAAGCGGGAAGCGCACATACGCCGCCTCGCAGTTGCGAGAGACGGGAGCGGTGCCAAAGACCGAAAGGAGTCGTCCATTGAATGAAGATTGACGTTTATTGTCCTGTTTGCGCTGCCGCCGGTATCAATCATGGAAAAGGGCGGCTTTTGATGCAGGTGGATAGTAAGGCAGTTGGTATTGTTTACCCATACTGTAAGGCTTGCAAGAAGAACATTAAAATCGAATTGAAAGGCGAAAAGAGCGCCTGAAAATATATAGTTTAGTGCCAAGTGCCTCCGGGCAATGCCTGGACGAAGCGTGCCGAGTGCCGAGAGTGGACCTTTACGGGTCTGTTCTTGGCACTTTTTTTGTTGTTCTGGAGGTGACAAGGTGACTGAAAACGATACTGTTCGGGCTATATCCGAATGGCCGGTTGATGGCCTGACTGGTCGGCGCAAAATCTACACCGCAAAAAAGAAAGTCACCCCGGAAAACGTGGTGGAGGTGCTGGGTAAGGCGCTGGCCGTACATCGCATGAACAGGGCAGAAATGTCCTATTTGTTTGACTATTACAAAGGAAAACAGGACATCCGCTTAAAAGATAAAATCGTCCGCCCGGAGATCAACAACAAGGTGATGATTAACCGGGCGAACGAAATCGTGGTCTTCAAGTCTGCTTACCTCCTGGATGGCCCAATCCGCTATGTGTCCAACGGTGGAGAAGATGATATTTCCGCCAGTGTGAACACGCTCAACGAGTATATGCGATCTGAGAGTAAAGACACACTGGACAAGGAATTAGCGGACTGGATGCACATTTGCGGCATAGCGGTACGCATGGTACTCCCTGACGAAGCTGGTGAGGAGGACGGTTCCCCGGCATCCATCTACACACTCGACCCGCGAGCGGCGTTCTGCATTTACCATAGCGGCGTAGGGCAGAAAAAGGTCGCTGGTGTTCTGGAACAGGTAGACGAGGAGGGCCAGCCATACTTCTGCGTTTACACTCCTAAATGGTATTTCGAGGTGCAGAATGGCCAGATCACAAAGCAGGAAGCCCGCACCATCCCCTATATCCCCATTGTGGAGTATGTAAACAATGACGCCCGCATGGGTGCGTTTGAGCCGGTCATTCCCATTCTGAATGCCATCAATATGATTGAGTCCAATAGATTGGACAGTATTCAAGATTTCGTCAACGCTTTTGACGTGTTCCAAAACTGCGAGTTGGAGAACGGACAGTATAAGGAGCTGGCAAAGGGCGGCATGGCAATCACCATCAAGAGCGTTCAGCCCGGCATGGAGGCCAAAGTATACCGCATTGCGTCTGAACTGAACCAGACCAATACGCAGACCATTGTGGACGATTTGGAGGACGCATATCTGACCATCTGCGGGATGCCAAACCGGAATGGAGGTTCCTCTACCAGTGATACCGGGCAGGCGGTCATTTACCGTGATGGGTGGTCTTCCGCTGAGAGCCGGGCCAAGGACACGGAAAAGACCTGGGAGCGGTCGGAACGGGAGTTCCTGCGGCTGGTGCTGTATATTTGCCGGGAAACTGGCGATTTAGGTTTGCAGCTATCCGACATTAAGCCGGAGTTCACCCGCAAGAACCTGTCCAATATCCAGTCCAAGGCGCAAGTTCTAGCGGAGATGCTGAACAATAGCAAAATTCATCCGAAGTTGGCGTTCCAGTACAGCGGGCTATTCAGCGACCCAGAGGAGGCTTACCGTATAAGTTCCCAATATGCCGAGGAACAGCAACGCAAGATGGAGCGGAGTTTGAGAGATGAACTGAATACCAACAGGGACACAAATATAACTGTGGAGGAAAGAAACAATGATGTCTCCGTTTCGGAATGACCCGTTCAGCATGGTATATCAAGCATTTCAGAACCTTTATCCTGGAAAAGAGTGCGAGTGCTACTTTGAGCCTGACTTGAAAGCAGACGATGGAGACAAGGCGTATGGTCTCACAAATTTCTGCGATGATGGAGAAATTCAAATTTTAGTAGACCCGAATGTGGACATTGAAAACGCAACAGAAATTTTTGCACACGAACTTGCACATGTAGCCGTTGGATATGACGCTAAACATGGCCCGGAATGGGATGCCGCTTTTGATGCAATTCTCGATGAATACAACCGCATAGGGGATGAACTGTTTGGAAAACAAAAACCCTTATGACCTCACCGATAAAGCCATCGACCTTTTGAATAGGAGGGCGGTCAAGCGGTTTGAGGACGCCAAAGACGAAGCGGCGCTGGCGAAATTTGATGAACTCAATGTGCTGGAAGTCACCCGAACACTGTATCAAGACCTCGCCCATGATAATCAGGAAATCTTTCTTGAACTGGCGCAAGAGCGGTATCAGGAGACCGAACCGCACGGAAAGGAACCACCTGATTTAGCGTGGTTACTGGCATTGCTGGCGGCGTACAACGCTGTGACGAAATACCAGTATTCCCACGAATGGGAGCGCAAGCGTGACCGCACAGCGGAGGCTATTAACTCGACCACCGCAAAGGTCACAGAGTTTCGACGGGGCCTTTCCTACTGGGCGCAGATGACGGAATGGTATGCGGTGGAAGTCACAGACCAATCCACACTGAAAGCATTTCAAGACAGCGGTGTGCGCTATGTGAAATGGAACACCATGAATGACGGGCGTGAGTGCTCCGCTTGTAAGGAACGAGACGGGAAAATTTATCCCATCCGGAGCATACCAAGCAAGCCCCACCCTGGTTGCCGGTGCTGGTATACCCCGGCGGAGAAAAAGTGAATTTAAGCGGCCCAGCCGTTTGAATATGGCCCCAGAGAAGGGGCGGTACAAATCTCCCAACAGCGAGAGAACGCTTAATAACCCAAAAACATAGTGAGAGAACACTTACAAAACCCAAAAGGAGAATTTACATGAAGATTTCCACCGACAGCATCCAGGGCTTCGCGGAAATGAGCGACGCCGACAAGGTTACTGCCCTGCTGGGGCTTGATGTGCCTGACCCGGTTGATCTGAGCGGCTATGTGAAGAAAGAAGTTTTCGATGCCAAGGCTACCGAGGCGGCCAACCTGTCCAAGCAGCTCAAATCCAAGATGACCGATGACGAGGCCGCAAAGGCGCAGGCTGACGCTGACCGCAAGGCGCTGGAGGACAAGTACACCGAACTTCTGCGCAAGTCCACTATTGCCGAGCACACCGCCCGCTATATCGCCATGCCGGGCTATGACGAGAAGCTGGCCCGCGAGACAGCAGAGGCGCTGTTTGACGGCAAGATGGATGTGGTCTTTGCCAATCAGCAGAAAGCCAACGCTGCCTATGAGAAGAAGTTGCGGGCTGATCTGGTGAAGCAGGACCCGAAGCCTGACGGTGCTGGTGGTGGAGAGGGCGGCAAGGATGAGGCCGTGGAGTTTGCCAAGAAACTGGGCAAGCAGCGGGCCGATGCCCTCAAAAATGCAAACGAAGGTTTGAAACATTACTTTTGATTGAAAAGGAGAGAAACAGATGAAGTTTACCAAGACTTCTGTTGGCGGCACCGTTGAGATTCTGGCCGCTGACGATTTTGTGGCGATTCCCATTTGTGTCACAGAAGCCGCTGCTGTCCCTGCCGGTATGCCCATGACTACTGCTGGGAAGAAGGTGGCTACTACCTCTTATGCTACCGCTGTGGGTATGCTACTGTATGATGTGGACCCGACCGAGAATCCTAACGGTGCTCTGCTGGTACAGGGAGTTGTGGACAAGAAGAAGGTCGAGGATCATGCGAGCATTACGCTGGATGATACTTTTGCTGTACCCGGTATTATTCTGCGGGATAACATTGGCGTGAACAAGTAAGGAGGGATACATAATGGATTTGAGAGAAGTTTTTACCCCTGCAGCAATTGCCGCAAACTGGACAGAGGTCGCCTCCAATCAGATTCCTTATCTCGGTGCTACGCTGTTCCCCGCCCGAAAGAAGGCTGGCCTCGACCTGTCTTGGCTCAAGGGTTCCCGTGGCTTGCCTGTGTCCCTGATGCCCTCCGCATTCGACACGAAGGCCACCTTCCGTGATCGGATTGGATTTGAGAAACTGGAGACCGAGATGCCTTTCTTCCGCGAGGGCTATAAAATCAAAGAGAAGGACCGCCAAGAGATGCTGCGGGTACAGGAGTCTAGCGACCCCTATGCTGCCGAGGTGATTGCCCGTGTATTTGACGATACCCGTGACCTTATTGACGGCGCGAACGTTGTTCCTGAGCGCATGATTATGCAGCTGCTGTTCCCTGAGGGTGGCGATGTGGGTATTGCGATCAAGGCAAATGGCGTGAACTATACCTACAAGTATGATACGGACGGCTCCTGGAAGACCTCTAACTACACCGCACTGACTGATACAGCCACTTGGGACAAGCCCTCTACGGCTGATCCCTTTGCGGCATTCAAGACGGTCAAGGACGCTATCCGTTCTAAGACTGGCACTGAACTGACGGTCTCGATTATGAACTCCTATACCTTCAATCTACTTGCTAAAACGGACGCCGTAAAGAACCGCTACTTGACCACCAACGGCCTGTCTCTTGGCTATCTGACCGACGCCGAAGTAAAGGCGGTTGTAGAGTCCACGTCCGGTCTGCGGATTGCAATTTACGACAAGCAGTTCCGGGACGAGGACAAGGTTGCCCATGCATTTGTGCCCAATGGCTATGTTTGTTTGATTCCTGACGGTGCTCTTGGTAGTACTTGGTATGGCACCACTCCCGAGGAGGCAGACCTTCAAGGAGCCTCCGGCGCCGAAGTTTCCATTGTGAATACAGGCGTTGCGATTACCCGTATTCTTCAGGAGCATCCTGTAAATATCAACACCTTTGCGTCTGAAATCGTCCTGCCCTCCTTCGAGCGCATGGACGAGGTGGCGGTGCTCAACGTCCTGGGGGAATAATCGGGTCTGACACTCTAACCATTTTCCCCGGCAGTCAGACCCTATTGGGGAAGCAGGTGTCCGAACTGGTAGGAGATGACCTGAAGGTATATGCTGACGGGTTTGTCACGGGTACATTCCATCATGTGACTGGTTACTCTGAGTTCAGTTCTATCCCTGGAGAAGACAGTGGGTACTATTTCCCGTTTCACCTGACGAAAACTGGAAGCAAGATGACCTTTAAGAAAAATGGGGTTCCAACCAAACAGGGCATCGCATTTGACCCGGACATTATTTTCCGGGTAACAAAGGATGACACCTTTGAAGTCCTTGTGGATGACAGCAGTGTTGTGAAGTTCAATTTTGCTGGGGCCACATTTGAGAGCTAAAAAAGCGGGAGGCAGCATGAAGTTTATTCCAAATTACCGCGTGTGCTATGGCGACCAGTTTTATGAGGCTGGGACTCCGTTCCCCATTAAGGCCGACGACGCGGATATGATGAAGCGGCACGGGACGGTGTTGGATGAACCGACGCCGCCTCCCGCGACTGAACGAAGGGCCGGGAGATCGAGGAGGGGGAATAATGGACAACTTAGCGAGACTGAAACTCCGAACCGAAGAGGTTGACGAAACTGTCCTGCAAGATTGCCTAGAGAGCGCAAAGTCAGCGATTATGGCCCGACGTTACCCTTTTCAAGAGTGGCCGGAGGAACTGGAGCGCCGGTATCTGGATTTGCAGTTCAGGTGTGCGCTTGACCTCTACAACAGAATTGGAGCAGAAGGCCAGCTCGGGCACACAGAAAACTCTATCAGTCGAACTTGGGAGTCCGCTTGGATTTCCGAATCGCTTTTGCAGGAAGTGACGCCGCTGGCCGGGAGGGTGACGTAATGACAGTCCATGTGCTGGGCGAAACATACACCCTGAATTTCATTCCGGAGGAAAACGACGAGGGCCTGAAAGACTGCGACGGCTACTGTGACGAGACCATCAAAACACTGGTGGTAAAGCAGTACAAGCGAGGAGAGCCGGGGAGCAAGAAGGCCCTCGACCTGCAAGAGAAGAAAAACTTCCGGCATGAGATTATTCATGCATTTCTCTACGAAAGTGGCCTTGCGGAAAACTCTGCCTGGGCGCAGGAGGAAGAAATGGTGGACTGGTTCGCCAAGCAGTTTCCTAAGCTGGCGGTAGCGTTTCGGGAGGTGGATGCCCTGTGAGAAGCCTCCTGCGCAACCAGCAGCCAGTATTCTACAAGCTTTACGAGGGCCAAGAGGAAATTGTGGATGAGTGGGGAAACCCTACCGGCAGCTATGTCCCCATTTACAGCGAATTGAAATCCACTATGCTCTGCGTCTCCCCTAACAAGGGGAATTCTGAGGTGGAACAGTTTGGCTCTCTGGAGGATTACGACCGGACGGCTACCACTGCCGACCCGCATTGCCCCATCGATGAGAACTCCGTGCTGTGGGTGGACGGGGCCGATACAGATGGCCCGTATAACTACATCGTAAAGCGGAAAGCCCCGTGGAAAAATTCTACGCAGTACGCCATAAAGAGGGTCACTGTGTCGGAGTACGAAGCAGAAAAGAGCCTGTTCGATCAGAAAGTAAAAGCGGAGGCCGCCTATGCTAACCATCAAACTGAAACTGAATACGGACTCCATCAATCAGGCGTTGAAGGAAGTCAAGGCGTACCAGAAGAAAGTTGAGCAGGCACCGCAAAAGCTGATTGAATACCTGACAGCGCAAGGCGTTGAGATTGCCAAAATGAACGTGTCTGACATGAACGCCTACGATAGCGGGGAGTTGTACAACAGCATCCACGCCGAGCAAAAGTCTGGTGTTGGGTATGTCATAGCGGACGCTGCCCATGCCGCTTTCGTGTGCTTTGGCACCGGCATCGTGGGAAAGAACAATCAACACCCGAATATCGCAATCGCCGGGTGGAAGTATGACGTGAACGACCACGGGGAACTGGGGTGGTGGTACATTGGACGTGATGGGCGGGCGCACTGGACCAAAGGTATGCCGTCCAGACCATATATGTACAACACGGCACAGCAACTCAGACAAATGGTTATCCCAGCGGCAAAGGAGGCGTTGAAGTGATTGACGTGGAGAGCCTGATATTCAGTCAGGTCGCAGAAGCCCTCCGGGTGGCTTTTCCAGGAATATTCGTTAGTGGCGAATATGTAGATACCCCCGCCAAGTTTCCCGCTGTTACTATTGTGGAGAGCGATAATACGATAGTACAGCGAATGCGAACGGCCAACATTGAAAATGCCGCAACGCTGATGTATGAGGTAAATGTTTACACCAACACCGTCGGCTACAAGAAGTCCGAGGCAAAAGACATTATGGAAGCCGTTGATGGCGAATTTTCCAAACTGGGATTTGCGCGGACAATGTGCAATCCTATTTCAAACCTGAGCGACGCCACGATCTACAGAATGGTGGCAAGATACACAGCCACGGTAGACAAGGATTTGTGGGTTTACCGTGCAGACTAATTCAGAAAAGAGGTAATTTACTATGGCAAGTCCCAGACTTTCTACTGCTGGAATGACACTTCAGTATGCCGTTGAGACTTCTGCGGGTACTCGCCCCACTACCGGCTATACCAAAATCCCGGAAGTAAAATCTATGCCCAGTTTTAATCCTAGCCCCAATACCATTGACTCCACCACTCTGGAGGAGACCGAGTACATGACCTACGTCCAGGGCTTGAAGGACTTGGGCGGCGCTCTGGAGTATGGGGCAAACCTGACCGAAGACCTGATCGACGCTTGGGATACCCTCATGGGGGCTTATGATACAGCCGTTGAAGGAGATAAGCAGGTGTGGTTTGCCGTGGTTCATCCGCAGCTGGCAGATGCTACTTACTTTGTTGGAACTCCTGCTCCCCTTGGATTGAACGAGGCAAGCGTCGGCTCCATGCTGGGAACCACGCTTTATATCACGCCAAATAGTGCCCCTGTGATGGCGGCAAAACCCACCGAGGGACCCTGATTAACAATCTTGAGGAGGCATACAAATGAGCGAAAAGACCATTGATATTCAGGACATCGTAAAGCCTGCCCGCCTGACTGATGATAAGACCGGACAAGTCTATGTCCTGGATTTTTCTCGTGAGAGTATTGTGTTTGCTGAACGTAACAAGTTTAAGCTGGAGGATGCCATTGAGTATCCTGTTACTGGCATGAGGGACCTGTTCTACTATGCGTTTCGCAAGAACCACCGGAATATCTCTAGGGAAAAGACAGACAAGTTGATCGAAAAGTGGGGCGGCGGCATCCCGGAAGAACTGGTGAAGCGGCTCATTCAGCTTTATCAGCAAGCTCTTGCGTCCAACTCTATCGTTGTTGACGAGGACGCCGCAAAAAACTCCGGACTGACTCTGGAGCTGTAAAGGGTCCAGAGTCATTTGAAGAACTGTTCGTGCGTGACTGTTCGTATTATCTCTCTATCGGTATGACATGGGAGCAATACTGGAACGGAGACGTGTGGATGGTGAACATTTATAGGGAGGCTGATAGACGTCGTATGGAGCGAACAAATGCGGAGTCCCATTTGATGGGAATGTACATTTATGAGGCTTTGTGCGACGTCTCCCCCATTCTTCATGCTTTTGCCAAAAATGGTGCAAAACCGATAGAGTATCGAACGGAGCCATATCCTTTGTTTGGGAAAGATAAGCCCAAAGAGAAATCTGAACAGCAGGAAGAGCGGGACGCATTGTTTGCAAAGGCGTATATGAGCCAGATGGTAAGGGCCGGAAAGAGCTGGGGGAAGAAATAGCGTCCCCGTTGCACCTTGAAAACTTCATAGAGATAGCGGAAACCTCGATACGCCAAGAAATAAAACGGCCCTCCGCCTATTCCTAAGCGGAGGGCGATTATTAAATTTCAGAACTTAAAATCTGAGGTTGAGTAATCATCAAACATGATGTTCCCACTTGCATGTATATCTTCTACTACTTCTGGCAATTCATCAAATCTGACCTCAACAAGATTTTCTTGATTTGCTGATATTGAATGGCTTGTGATATGTCCACTATCAACCCCATTTACATGCAAGTCAAAAAATCCAATTGTTAGATTTTGGCCCGTTTTATTGACAACAGAAAAAACTATTGCAGATTTTGGAACATCCAGATTATCAGCGGCATACACCGTTTCATACTCCACTACACCATTATATACTATAGAAATTTTATTGTCACTATACAAAGTATCGCCAATATTTAAGTCTCTTCTCTGACTTAATTCTTCATCTAATTCCTTTTGAGCATCCTGTTTAGTGGAGTCTACATCTTCTTTTGTTATAACAACAAGTTCACTTTTGTCATTCATGGTATCACAAAAAGCTATATCATCTCCGCTTTTGTATTCCTGGATTTGAATAGAAGTTTGGAAATTTTTCTCATCTGATGGACAATTGAAGATAACTGTCCCAAGGCATTTATACACAGATTGATTATTCTCGCAAATAATTTCAATCAATCGATCTACATCAATTGCACATACACTCGGGTCGTCCTGTCTTGCGTTCTCTCCGACAAAAGATATTTCTAAGTTATAGTAGTTATCCGTTTCATTGATTGACTCAATATCGACACGAAAACTTCTATTTTGCAAAAATGCGTTTTTCACATCTTCCGTGCTTGCAATTTCTGGATTGTTAGAATCTGATATATCATGATATTCATGTTCAGTACTCTCGCCACATGACGTTAACCCGATAATCATTAAAAAGGCAAATAGTACAGGAAAAAATTTCTTCATTTTAATCGCCCCCCTCATTATATGATACATCACACAACGGAAGGAAATCAATCAAAATCTTCGCTATCTCTATGAAGTTTGAGGTAGCGGAATTTTATATTTTAGTGCCAAGTGCTTTATTGCCAAGTGCCAATATAGAAAGGTGGTGGCAATATGGCCGTAGATATTGATAGCCTGCAAATTGAAATCGAGGCGACGTCCAGTGATGCAGCAAAGAAGATCGAGGCGCTTACTACTGCATTGACCGGGTTAAAAACCGCGGCTAAAGGAGGGGCGGGGCTTACAACCACCACAAAGCAGTTAAAGGCACTTTCGGAAGCAGCAAAGCTAATCAATGGCGCAAATCTGAATAGTGGGAAAATAAAAGAGTTCACGGCTGCAATGAATAGCTTGGCTGGTATCCAAAAAGCAAGCGGCCTTTCCTCCGCGATCAACGCACTAAAGAAACTTCCTGAGATTAGTGCGTCGCTCGAAAAGACAGACCTTGGTAAATTCGCAAAGCAGATGGAGCAGGTGGCCGCTGCTGTGCGACCGCTAGCGACAGAAATGCAGAAGGTATCCAATGGATTTTCAGCATTTCCGATCAGAATTCAGAGGCTTATTCAGAGCAACGCAAGTCTGACGGCATCAAATAGCAGAGCGGCAAGAAGTTTTGGCGTTCTTGGAACTGGTATCAGTTCTGCGGCAGCTAAATTTAGTATCTATTATTTAGCATTTAAGCGACTTGCCGATGTTATTTCCGGCTGGATAAAGTCGGCTAATGACTACGTTGAGACAGTCAATTTGTTTCAGGTCTCCATGGGTGAGTTTTATGACGAAGCCTATAACTATGCCATGCTGGTCAATGACCGACTTGGCATCGACCCCGAAGAGTGGATGCGTGCGCAAGGCGTGTTCATGTCTATGGCAAACGGTTTTGGGTTAGCACGGCAACAAGCTTATGACCTAAGCGAGGGCTTGACAGAACTGGCCTATGACCTGAGTTCTCTATATAACGAGGACACAGAACAGTCGGTCTTACGTTTGCAGTCTGCTCTTGCTGGCGAAATTGAGCCCATCCGTCGCTTAGGTATCTCAATTAGTCAGGCCACCTTACAGGAATATGCGCTTGCTCATGGCATTGATGAAAGCGTTATGTCTATGACAGAACAGGAAAAGGCATTACTGCGGAGCCTGGTTCTGATGGAGGGGGCCTCCCGGATCGGGGCTATTGGAGATTTCGCAAAAACCTTGGAATCCCCCGCAAATGCTATGAGAGTGCTGCGCCAGCAAATTACTCAGCTTGGTCGAGCGATTGGCACGGTGTTTGTCCCTATCCTCATTCAGGTAATTCCATGGGTTCAAGCATTTGTTGAGATATTGACGGAAGCAATTCAACGGTTTGCTGTTCTGGTCGGATTTGAAATGCCGGAATGGGAGACCAATGATTGGGGAGAAGATATCAAAGAAAATGCTGACTCCGCTGCCGATTCCGTTGGCGATACAACTGACGAATTAAAAAAGCTAAAGCAGCAGCTTTTAGGAATCGATGAACTAAATATCATCGGGGCATCCAACGAAATCAAATTGGATACTGGAGAAGCTGGAAAATGGACCGATGATCTTGAAATCCCGAATATTTGGGACAAAACCGCCCTTGATGCGTTAAAAAAGCAAGTGGACGAAATCAAACCTGTTTTGAAAGACTTGCTTGACAACTATATCATTCCCATCGGTTCTGCACTGCTTGCGTGGAGAATTGCAAGGACGTTGTTTACAGATATCGGCCGCCTTAAGGCTTTGCTAGGCGGGTTGATGTTCACGGTAGGTATTTCTTTGCTGATTGACAGTGTAAAAGACATTCTTTTTGGGGATGGACTAACATGGGAAAACATCCTAAAAGGCGCAGCTGGAGGAGCACTTGCTGGGGCTGGACTTGGCCTACTTTTGGCTAAGAAACTTGGCCTCACTTGGGCTGGTGGAATGCTGCTTGGAGCTGTTGTCGGTCTTGGACTTTCCTTGATGGTCATGTCCATTGCCTCTCAAATCAAAGACGGACTGAACTTTGGGAATGTCCTTTTAGGTGCTATTGGCGGTGCATTGGCTGGAGGAGCGCTTGGCGGATACTTTGCATTCAGAAAAAATCTAAATCCTGCGCAAGGGGTTCTTGGTGGCATAATTGCAGGAATTGGCGTGTCTCTCTTGATTTCGTCTATCACGTCGATTCTTCAAGATGGTCTTAACATTGGAAATGGGATCATGGGCCTCATTGGCGGAGCTTTGGCTGGATTTGGCATCGGCGCAGTCATTGCTGGAGGAGCTGGAGCCGCTTTTGGGCTAGTAATCGGAGTTGGATTATCTCTTGTGATTATGGGAATTACTGCACAAATTAAAGAGGGCGCTGCAACTCTTTCTGGTGGACTGATGACAATACTCGGGTCTGTATTAACTGGTGCGGGAATCGGCTCCGTTGTTCCTGTTATTGGTACTGCCGCTGGTGCCGTTATCGGACTTGGTGTTGGCATTGTTCTCGAAATTGTTGGTATAGAAGCGGCAGCAAATGCGGCGTATGCGGCGTCAGAAGATTTTGCAATCATGGCGGACATTCTTGACCGTTGCACAGAAGCGTCTGAACGCACAGACCAAGCGTTTAATAATATGAAAAATCGTTTAGAAGATTTTGATTCGTCTATTGCTGATTTCCAAGTTGCCAGACAGCTTGCAGACGAAATTTATGCCATTAACGATAATGCAAATGCATCTGCTTATGAATTAGATCAAATGGCGGTAAAAGTTCAAGTCCTGAACGATTTGAACATTGATGGGCTACATTTGGAAATTGATGAAACAACACAACGAGTTAAAGAAAGTAAAGCCGCCGTTGACGAGCTGATTGATTCTTTGGAGCGAGAGGCCAAAATGGAAGCCCTGCGAGAAATGCTTGTTGAGAGTTATAAAGAGCAATATCAGGCAATGCGTGATATGCAACAGGCGGCAAAGGATTATGATGCGGCCGCAGAAGCATTAAATAACACACAAAAAGAACTCAACGAAACAGACATTTTCAGTTGGGGGAAAGCCAGAGAACTTGTCGCTGCAAGAGAGAAAGAAACCGAAGCGGCAAAAGCCGCACAGGAAACATACATGCAATCGGTTCAGCTATACAGTGATCTTCAAAGTGAAACTCAAGGTCTTACAGATTCTATTATTGGGTTAAAGCAAGAAGAATCTGGAGTTGGAGACGCCGGTATTGATGGAATGGAAGATTTGAAAACGGAAATCAATCATTTTAGCCAATCTATTGATATGAGCCAGTTTGAAAATCTAGGAAAGCAAATGGCAGATAACATGTATAAGGGATTCACCAGTTCTGGCCTGCTGCAAGATGCCATCAAAAATCTCGGGAATGGCGCATCGTATAGTTCGGAAAATTCTTCCTCCCGTTCGGCCAACAGCTATTCTGTTCAGGATATCACTGCATACGCCTCCGGCGGCTTCCCCGAGCATGGGCAAATGTTCATTGCCCGTGAGGATGGGCCTGAGCTAGTTGGTCAAATGGGCAACCGAGCAGCGGTGGCGAACAATGACCAAATCGTTGACGGTATCGCTTCTGCTAATACCGGAGTCATCAATGCGGTCATGGCAATCGGTGCAATGATTACTAAGGCAGTCAACGATAAAGATACAACAGTTTCTCTGGATGGCCGTCAGGTGTCGAGGAGCCTGTACAAATACAACCAACAGACGCAGCGAGAAAAGGGCTCTCCCATTACATGAAAGGCAGGATAAAACGTGACATTGACTGTAAACGGAACGGATTTGACGCCTTATATTGCGTTCGGCGGCGTACAGTGGCAAAGGGCTGATGTAGACGGCCCAAATGCCACACGCTCAATCGATGATGCGTTTCTTACGAGAGATCGGATAGCCATAAAATATCGATTGGATATTACTTGCCGCCCATTGACGCTAGAAGAAGCAAGCCTCGTTCTCTCCTCTATTCTGCCCGAGTATGTCACAGTTACATATACAGACCCTATGGAGGGCGGAGATGTAACAAAGCAAATGTATTCAAACAACATCCCCGCCCAATTCCTAATCAAGACCAGAAATGGGAAAGAGTTATGGGGTGGAATCACATTCCCTCTGATTGAAAGGTAAAGAAATGGCAGTTAATCGAATTCTCGTTGGTGATATAGAAATAACGGGGATTTATAATCTGACGTCCGGAAACGTCAATTTAACTACTTCTCTTTTAAACGATGTCCTGGAAATGGACACGCTTGATTGTGACTTTAATAGTCAACTGGATAGTTCCACAATCTTGGCTACCATTGGGGAAAAGGTGGTTTACTACCATGGAGATCAGCAAAGACAAACCCTCTATGTAGATAGTATCAAACGAACTGGGCCTAGTTCCTATCATCTGTATGCGATATCAGCGGTATCCAAGCTAGACACTATGCTCCATCCCGGCGGAATTTACACCGGACAGACCGCAGAATCAATCATAAAGAATATTTGCGGTGAAATCCCCGTTATTGTAAAAAGCAATCTAAAGAATGTTAAGGTGTATGGATGGCTCCCCTATTGTAGCCCACCGAACAGCTCCGCACGAGACAATCTCAATCAAGTCCTGTTTGCTATTGGCGCTTGTCTTACTACCGATTTGAATGGTGTTTTGCGAGTGGAGACGTTTTGGGACGGAACCATATCGACAATAGATGCGAAAAAGACGGACATGGTTGGCTCAGTTACAGATAATCAAAAAATTAGCGCGATCTCTGTCATTGAACATCAGTTTGCGGAAGGACAAGAAAGCCAGGAGTTGTTTAATGGCACAGCTCAGAACGGCGATCTAATCATTTTCAATGAGCCGATGCATACCCTGTCTGCTTCCGGATTTTCCGTTTTGGAAAGCGGAGCAAACTACGCAAAAATCTCTGCCGGTACAGGGACGCTTACGGGGCTGAAATATATCCACAACAAGCGAAAAATTGCAAAGGTAATCAATGAAAATGTACCTGAAAATGAAAAAGGCAAAGAGAATGCCACACTTGTTTCTTTAGTGAATTCAGTTGCGGTTGCTGAACGGCTAGCGAGCTTCTATGCTTGCAATAAAACGCTTCAAGCTTCGTTTCTGACCGAAAAGGAAAAGCCCGGACAAGTTGTAAAGGTCATGGACCCATACGATCACGAAATCGTTTCTGCTTGTATTGAGTCGATGGATGTAAACATGTCCTCAACACTGAAAGCGAATGCCGAAATGCGAATTGGATTTATTCCCTCGCAAGTTGATGATTTCAAAACATTTGATGAACGCATCGTACTCACCGGATCAGGGACTTATCAAATTCCTACTGAAACAACTTTGATCCGCTATGTTTTGATCAGCGGGGCCCAGGGCGGCCATTGCGGGCAAAAAGGCGGGGATGTCGGTACATCACCGTCCGTATCCTGGACCAATCCTCCACCATTTGAGAACCAGTTACGCGGCTGCGGACTTGCAAATGGCGGAGCGGGCGGAGAAGGTGGCGCACCGGGCGCGGGGGCCAGAATCCTTGAAGGGGCTCTGGATATCTCCGGGATAGACTCTATTGTATATAGCTGCGGCGTTGGTGGCCTGGGAGCCTCCTATAACCCGAATGATCCGGAGGGCGCTCTTGGAAGCGACACAACGCTTGGTTCTGCAACCACGGCTGGAGCACAAGCCTCAGAGGCCGGATACACAGATCCCATCACCGGGGAAAAATACGGAGGGACCGGTGACCAAGGAATCCCTGGAGGAAAAGGCGCAGGAAAGGCGGCCACAGTTACAACCATCAACAGTGATACTGTCCAGCTCTTTGATCCAGCCGAAAACGTTACCGATGAGGACGGCAATACCTGGAACGGAGGCTTGACCGAAACTGACCCGGATGATCCAGAACGTGTTGCTATGAAGACGCGAGAGAATGACGGCGCCTACATTTGGTATAGCCGAGGTTTAGGTGCAGGTGCAGCTGCCGGTAAAAATGGTAATGGCCCCGGACCCGATGCATCGGTGTCTGTACGATCTTCATCAATTAAGGCTACTGCTGCATCTGGTGTAAATGGCGCGACACCAACCTTGACGCCCAAAAAGCCTGCCCAGTATGGCAAAGGTGGCCGCGGTGGTTATGGCGGCGGCGGTGCCAGCTCAGGAGGACTTGCCGTTGGCTCCACAGATTCCTCGGATTACACGGTATCAATCACCGCCGGAACCGGGGGAATCGGCGGTAATGGCGGTACTGGTGGCCCTGGCGGGGATGGCTGCATCATCCTATATATCAGCCGCCGCGTTCCTGTGGAACGCGGGCCTCTGGTAACATCGGACACAAAATGGTTTTTAGACAAGCATGGCAGAAGATTCATCACGTGAGGAGGTACAAATGGCAACGATTGAAGAACTCGCTGCAAAAGTTGCTGAACTCGAACAGCAGATGGCAGCAATCACGGCCCCGCCTACCGAGTATTACACCAGTGCATACAGTGGAGAGGAAATTGATGCAGCTGTCAAAAAAGTATCTGAAGGATTGGCTGGCGGCGTGGCCTCCTTCAATGGCCGGACCGGGGCGGTGTTGCCCCAGTCCGGGGACTACAACGCCACACAGATCCCGGTGAGCGGAGAGCCGGAGGCGGAGACCGTTGCGGCGGCTTTGTCTAATAAGGCGCCCGCTGGATATGGCTTCGGGGATGCGATACAGGAAATTGCGACCACCAGCGCGGAGGAATCCTATGAGACATACTGCGCCAAGGTAGACGCCGTACTGGACGAGATGCCGGACAAGACGGCAAAACTGGTACGGGCCTATCCGCCTGCGGTGTACGGCAAAGCGGGTACTACGGTATCGCTCTTATACAAGAGCGATGCGAACTACGTGGTCCTATCCAATATCGGCAGTGCAGACACGGATCTGTGCGGATGGCGGATGTTCAAGCAACGGTATCCCTCATCGTCGAGTCCAGCAGTGTGGATGCCGTTTGAGTGGGAGCATCCCCCCATGCAAATCGGCGTCGAGTACCGCACCACTGAGCGGTATAACAGCAAGCCAGTCTACAAGAAAGCCATAAACACCGGAGCCCTCTCTGCGGGAACATCCAAGTCTGTGGCGCATGGAGTACAAAACATTGGGCTACGGTTATCCGCACTGTACGGATTAAACAACGGTGGAGATAATCTGGTTAGCAATCCGGGTATCACTGGTATTTTGGTTGACGGATCAAACATCACCATAACGACAGCGGCGGGATTCAGCACGAGCAATTCCTGGGTTGTTATCGCCTACACCAAAACCACGGATTAAGGGGGACACCATGAAGATCATCAAATATCAGTTGGAAACAGAGATCAACTATGGTACTCCCGAGGAGCCGGACATTGAGACGCTACTTTCTCCTGTTACTGTGACCTATACGGAGGAGGCCTATGCTATCGCTCAGGCGGAGGCGTTTCAAGGGCAGATTACCGTGGAGGATGATGGGAAGCCGGAGCCGGAACCCAAACCAGAGTATGTGACCTATGCGGAGCTTGCAGAAGCAATCAGAGAGGGCGTGAACGAAGTATGACGGACAAGCAGTTTGTACTTACCACCATGCGGGATACCGGGCTTGCGAGGGCACAGACCCTCCAGGCCCAGGCCCCGGACATGACGGGGACGGAGCTGTATGCCTCCGAGGACTACATCCCCAGCTTTACGGCGGCCTGTGAGGCCATGAATATGCTGGAACGGGAAGCGGGCTTTGTCTGCTGTTCCACAGCGGGCCGAGTGGTGCGTCTCCTCCAACCCTATGACAGCGCCATCTACAACACCCAAGAGCCGGAGGACCTGCCCGCACAGTGGGGCTTTGTGTGGTCCACAGACCCGGACAAGGCCCTGCCGTTTATCGCCGTCTCCACTTCGCCGTATATGACCGGGGACTGCTGCACCTATGAGGGCCATGTTTGGCGCTCCGGGCAGGACGGCAATGTGTGGGAACCCGGCAGCGTGGGCGTGAAGTGGGAGGACCTGGGGGAGGTGCCCAATGGCTGACGAGAAGTGCGTTAGAGACCCCCGGCATGACTGCTTTGGCCTGGAAGCAGCAGCCCGTCTGGAGGGGCGCATCAAGGCCCTGGAGGACTGGCAGCAGGACTCCAAGAAGTTCCATAACTCGTTCTATGACTGGCAGCGGGAGCAGATTGCCCGAGACGCCAAGCTGGACGAGCAGCTTTCCAACATGGATAAAAACATCGAAAAGCTGCTGGCAAAGCAGGAGGAACAGACGGCAAAACCGGGACGCCGCTGGGAAGCCATCGTGGACAAGTCCGTGTGGGCGGTGCTGGCGGCGGTAATTGCGTTTATTTTGGCCCGCATTGGGCTGTAAAAAAGCGACGCCCCCGAAGGAGCGCCGCAAGCCCGTAGTATTCGTTGTCTCCGTCCATTGCGACTTAACGCGGAGGGAGCGCTATCAAAACAGCACACGTCTGCACAACGGGCAATAACATCTTACATCATTAGAAACCGGCGGTCAAGCCGGATATTTGAAAGGAGCTTACTTATGACTACCAACGAAATTCTGAACAAGTACACCACTGGCGAAATGACCCTGCCCGAGGCGAACGAGGCGCTGAGGGAGGCGGAGGCGGGCTTTACCCTGGACCCCAACCGCAATGTAATCACTCAGGAGGAGTTCCTGGCGACCACGGCAGGGGAGACTCCCGACACCGTCAACGGCTATGGCCTGATGGACCACGGCGTAGGCTGCATGGAGAAGGTCCATGTGGTGAACGGCAAGACTGTGGATGTCAACATGGGCGCTGAGACTGCCTATGTGTACATCGCCGGGAAGAAGTACGAGCTGAAGGGCGACACCCTGGTGGAGCCGGAGGGCTGATATGGAGACACTGAAGAAGCGCCTCGGGAACCTGCTGGCGGTGAAGTCCATCGCCACCATCGTGCTGACGGCGGTATTTGCTTACCTGACCTGCACCGGCGGCGTGACAGCAGAGCAGTTCTTGACAGTGTACACCGTGGTGATCGCCTTCTACTTTGGCACCCAGGCGGAGAAGAAAGCGCAGGCGGACAATGGCAACAGTACGGGAACTCCTTGACATCGCCCGTGGAGAGCTGGGGTACAAAGAGACCCCAGCCAACTCCAACCGGACGAAATACGGTGCGTGGTACGGCCTAGACGGCCAGCCCTGGTGCGTGATGTTTGTGGAGTGGGTCTTTGCCCAGGCGAGTGTCAAGCTGCCCATTGAGACCGCCAGCTGCACAATCTTGATGAACGCCGCCAAGTCCGCCGGGAACTGGGTAACATCCAACTACCAGACCGGAGACGTGGTGATCTACGACTGGGGCGGGGACAAGCGCCCGGACCACTGCGGCATCGTGGAGGCGGTGGGCGGCAGCTCCATCACCGCCATCGAGGGCAACACCGCCATTGGCAACGATAGCGACGGGGGAGAGGTCATGCGCCGGACCCGGACGCTAGGGCAGATTTTGGGGGCTGTACGGCCCGCCTATGACAAGGAGGTCACTATGGACAATACACCGTCTCCCGCCCACAAGGAGGGCGTGGAATGGGCCGTAAAGAACGGCATCCTGACGGGCAACAGCGAGGGGGACCTGATGCTCTCCCGGCCTGTTACCCGGCAGCAGATGTGTACGATGCTGTACCGAATGTGGAAGCTGATGAAATAAGAGGGAGGACGTGAGATTGTGAGCGCAAAAGTGAAACTGCCTGACCCACTGGATAAGCTCTTGCGCTCTCAGCTGGAAAAAGTTATTGAAGAAGCAGCATTCCATACAGACGATGAACTGATCGCAAGGCGGCGTATTATTGATAAGTGGAATCAAATTGATGTGGCAGCAGAATTGGGCTGGTATCGTAGCACAGTTAGCGATCACGAAAAGTATATATTCCGGAGGGTTAAGGATGTAGCAAAACAGCTTTACAAAAATAAGGGAGCCGGGGATTGACCCGGCTCCTTTATCTTTATGTATGTTTTTTTACTGAGCGACATACGCATGTTCCGTTATCTCCATGGTCATTATCGTACCATAGGATGTTATAGATCGGCCCTGTCAAGAATCCGTACAGTCTAATTGTCCCGCCAAGTCTGAGTGAGTGGATAGCCTCTGCCTCGATACATAGCTCTGAAAATCTATCTCTGGCTGGCTTATTGAGCGATGCAACGTCGATCGCATGGTTCTGCTTTTTTGCTGAAATAAAAATGTCGCTCCAAGTCATGCGCTCGAAGTCTTGCAATTTTGGGAAAATCGTAGTCCAGAACTCATGAGAGAGACGTGGCTCATGAAAAGACCATCTAATATTTGGCTCCATATCGCAAGATGCCAGCCGCCAAGATGGATGCTCCTTCATAATGCTGTCCGGGTCTCCGCCCAGCTTGATGCCGGGTAACGGCACCCCGCCTTGTCTGACTTCCGATTTCGGAGTACCACCACATTTAACGCGCTTAGAGCCCGCCATAATACATTGCCATACTTTCCTTTGTGATAGGAGTGTTACACAGGGCTCCAGCGGGGAATCCACGTCTGGCATCTTGCCATGGGCCTTCCATGTGTGTGAGCTGGCTGAGCCACTGGGCATTTTTCTCTCCATAGTATTCCAGAATTTTATTGATGGTATCCTTTTGCCCATCGCTAAGGTTTTCGCTGCTGCCCTTCATTTCATCGGCAGAGACCGAAAATTTTCCCTGGCTGTGATGGAAAAGGGAAGGACACACAGGCCCGTTGGCCCATGCTTCAAAATCTTCGTCGAACAGGGGCGCATCATCCCATACCAAAGACCAAGCCTGTGAATAATAGCACAGCTTTTGAAGTTTCATCGTGGACATAGTGCCACACTTTTCAAGAATATATTTTGCGGTATCAAAAACACTTCCCATATTGCGTACCCCCTTTCTACCTACATTATATTCTTATTCTGAAAAAAGTAAACACGTAAAACCGCCGAAAATGACATGACCACATAAATACCCCCATAATTGCCACACAACTCCCACATGGATACCACCCATGCGGGGATTTTTTGTGAGAAAATTTAAGCATGGAGGACGTAAGGGACAAGGGCTGGTACACGTCGCCGCCCTCCTTGCGGCCTCCTGATTTCATTGATAAGGACGTGTTTTAAGTTGATCCTGAATGGTTCAGAACTGGTTGCCCGGCTAGTGGCCTGCGGCTTTACAGAGTCCAGCGCGTGGGACATCTGCATGAAATATGCCGCTGACGGCAATTACTCCGGTTTGGAAGGATACATCCACCAGCAGGAGCTTTTGTACGATGACAGGAAACAGTACGTTTGAATATTACAACGCCAATAGAGACGGAAAGAACGTGGGCGATTGCACCGTCAGAGCAATTTCCGTTGCCCTGGATCAGGATTGGGACACCACCTATTGGGGCTTGTGCTGGGAGGGTTACCTTGCCGCAGATATGCCGTCAGGAAATCCGGTTTGGGGCAAATATCTCCGCCGTAAAGGCTGGCGGCGCTATCTGCCGGAGTACGAGGATATGACTGTACAGGAGTTCGCTCATGAGCATCCCTATGGCGTCTATCTGCTGGCCTTGGACACTCACATCGTCTGCGTCTTTGACGGGCGCATCGTAGATACTTGGAACAGCGGCGGAAAGACCGTGCTGTATTACTGGATGGAGGATTGAGTATGCCGTATCAATATATGCCCGGCTATCAGCCGTATTATCAGCCGCCCATGGCGGACCAGCTTGCACAGCTTCGTGGGGCGCAGTATCAGCCCATGCCCCAGCAGATGCCGCAGGTACAGCCCCAGCAGGCGCAGGTCAGCGGGCAAAGCATGGTGTGGGTAAACGGTGAGCAGGAGGCTATGGGCTATCTGGTGGCCCCCAATTCCGCTGTGGCCCTGTGGGACAGCAACGCCCCCACCATCTATCTCAAGCAGGCGGATGCCAGTGGAAAACCATCTATCAAGGTCTATGACTTGGTGGAGAGAAATGCCCCCACGACGGCCCCTGCTGCCCCGCAGGCGGCTCCCGTGGAGTATGCTACCAAGCAGGACTTGGAGGCCCTTGCGGCCCGTGTGGAGGCGTTGAGCGCCAAAGAAAAGCCCGCCCGCAAAGCGGCAGCAAAGGAGGATGCGGAATGAACCCCTTTTTCCAGGCGATGGGCGGCAACAGACAGCCCAACATGATGCAGCAGTTTCAGCAGTTCATGAATCAAATGAAAGGCAAGGACCCCAACGCCATGATACAAGAGATGGTATCCTCTGGACGCATTTCCCAAGATCAGCTTAACCAGGTCCAGAAACAAGCCCGGCAGATGCAGGGAATGTTTGAGGGGATGCGGGGGATGTTCGGCAAGTAACCTTCTAACTCTCTAATTACTCTCAACTACTTGAGAGTTCTTTACAGTATCAAATTTCCGGCCGGAATTTGAAATAAAACTACAAAGGAGATAACACAATGAGTCTTTCTTCTGACGGAGCGGTCATGACCATGCCCGTGCAGCCTGCCTATCAGGGCGGAAACGGCGGTTTCGGCGGCTGGGGCGGCGATTGGGCCTCCTGGATTATCTTGTTCCTGATCTTCGGCATGTTCGGCTGGGGTGGCTATGGCGGCGGCTGGGGTGGTAACTCCGGCAATGGCCTGGGTTCTCCGTCCGGTCAGGGCTGGGCGACCCGCGCGGATATCAACGAGGGTTTTGCGCTCAACGGCCTCCAGAACGGCCAGACCTCCATCCGGGATGCCGTGAGCAACGGCTTCCATGGCGTGGATACCGCTGTGTGCAACCTGGGCTATCAGACGCAGGCGGGCTTTAATGCCATCGGCGCCCAGCTGGCGCAGTGCTGCTGCGATACTCAGCGGAGCATTGACGGCGTCCGGTACGACATGGCTACCCAGGCTTGCGATACCCGCAACACCATCCAGACCAGCACCCGGGATATCATCGACAACGCCAACGCCAACAGCCGCGCAATCCTGGACTTCCTGACCCAGGACAAGATTGCTACTCTGACGGCTGAAAACCAGAGCCTGAAGTTCCAGGCTTCCCAGGCGGCTCAGAACGCTTTCTTCACCGCCAATCAGGAGGCGCAGACTGCCGAGCTGATCCGCCGCATCAATCCCATGCCGGTCCCGGCCTATCAGGTGCCCAATCCTTATGCCGGATGTGGCTGCAATCCCTGCGGCTGCGGCTGCTAAAACCCAATACACCAACTTGTAAGAAAGGCTTACATGTTCGGCCCCGTGCCGATTTTGAACCATGCGGCGGGGCAACAGCCTCGCCGCTATCTTTTTGAAAGGAATGAAGTTTATGGCTGAATACAGCAACAGCGCAATCGTAACCGTTGCCGCTGGTCAGAACGTGCCTTTTACTGAGGAGGCCAACACGGGCAAGCCCTGCATTGTGCATCGGGAAGGCGCTGGACTTGTGACTCTTCGCGGGCTAACGAACCAGTGCCGGGCAAAATTCAAAGTCTCCTTTGGAGCGAATATTGCTATCCCCACCGGTGGGACCGTGGAGGCCATCACGGCAGCGATCTCCATCAATGGTGAGGCGCTGAACGCTTCCACCGCTACCGCCACCCCGGTTGCCGCAGAGGATTTCTTCAATATTTATGTTTCCGCTGTGGTTGATGTCCCTCGTGGCTGCTGTGTTACCGTAGCCGCCCGAAATACCAGCACCCAGCCTATCCTCGTTGCCAACAGTAATTTTATTGTTGAGCGTGTGGCTTGAAAGGAGAGTCAAGAATGTATATGCATGAACTGAAAGAAAAGCTCTGCGAAGAGTTGGAGGAGATCGCCCGCAAGCCGGAGATGTCTGCCGGGGACCTGGAGGCCGCCCACAAGCTGACCGACACCATCAAGAACATCGACAAGATCGAGATGCTGGAAGAGGACGATGGGTACAGCCGGGCCGGGAACTGGGAGGCCGATATGCGCGGTACTTATGCCCGCGGCTCCAGCTACCGTGGCCGGAAGCGGGATTCCATGGGACGTTATAGCCGGGATGGAAGATATTCTCGACACGCATCTCCTGACATGATGGATAAGCTACAGACGATGATGGATAATGCCTCAACTGAACGTGAGCGTGACGCCATCCGGCGTCTGATGAACGAGATGGAGATGGAGTAAGGGGGTGGCCCTATGGGCGAAACTGAAGCTCGTGGTTGGCTACTGCTAAAAATTGCCGAGTGTATGGGCGAGGAACCATCTGACCGTATGGCTGACAGACTGGCAACATATAACGGAGCCTATCAGGCGATTTGCCAGTGGGAGGGCCAGCGCCCAAGAACTAGCAATTTGCAATCTAATAAATCGTTCACTCTAGCTGACGCAGAGGACTGGACATCTCGTATGGTAAACGCCGACGGAACAAAAGGGCCGCACTGGACTCTGGAGCAGGTTAAACAGATCATGGCCCAAAGAAACATACCCGGAGACCCGGCGCAATTTTGGGCTGCAATAAATATGATCTATTCTGACTACTGCAAGGCCATCCAAAAAACATCAGCGAATACCCTGGACTTCTATGTTTCGATCACCAGGGCATTTCTGGATGACGAGGACGCCAACCCCGACAAACTCAAACTCTACTATGACCATATCGTCAAGCATTAAAATGACCCCGCTCTCAATTGAGAGCGGGGATTTTATATATGCAAGTCAACTATATGCAAAAATTATACTTTCAAAAAAGCGAGGAGCAGGTATGGGGCATTATGGGTGACTTGATGGACACGCTACAAGTTGCTAATCTGAGAATATATAATGGAGTAATTCGAAAGATTAGAGGATTGCGATGTTACTTACATGTTACTAACAAACCCAAAATCTTGTGGACAAAAAGAAACCCTAAAACCTTTGCGGCTCTAGGGCTTTCTTTGGTGGAGACTACTGGACTCGAACCAGTGACCTCCTGCGTGTGAAGCAGGCGCTCTAACCAGCTGAGCTAAGCCTCCATACGGATATGTAATTTTTTTCTGCCCATAAGACGCCGTGCACAACGGCGTCCTATGGGATGGTGACCCGTACGGGATTCGAACCCATGTTACAGCCGTGAAAGGGCCGTGTCTTAACCACTTGACCAACGGGCCATTTGGAAGTCCATGAAGCGCCGGGGCGCTTCATGGATCTGGTAGCGGCACCTGGATTTGAACCGGGGACACTGCGGGTATGAACCGCATGCTCTAGCCAACTGAGCTATGCCGCCAAATGTCTAACCCGAACGGGCATCAATTACTATACCAGAAGGCGGCGGCGTTTGTCAAGTGTTTCTTCGAAAAAAATGAAAAATGAAAATGCTACTAATAAGAGTAACAAAGCGTAAAGGCTTGTTACTCTTATTTTTTTATCGAAAAACGGAGGTGAAAGGACCATGAGCAACAAATATTTGGGGCCTGCGGAGCGGCAGCTGATCGCAGAGAAGTGGGCCGCTTATGCGTCGGTGCGGGAGATCGCGGGCCTGGTAGGTGTGGCACCTAAAACCATTTACGAGGAATTGAGGCGCGGGAGCAACGGCACTCTGGACAAGAATAGCCGCAAGGCATACAACCCGGAGCTGGCCCAGCGTCGTTTCCAGGAAAGCCTCCGACGGCGCGGCAAGCCCCTGAACAGAGCGCGGGCGGCCAATGAATGAGTGACCCCACCGCCATGGAGGCGGATAAAACAAAGGAGGAAATGACAATGGCAACCATCATCAAGCAGACGAAAGAGGAAATCAACTGGGCGGAGATCGCCAGGGCCAGAGAAATGGGCGTACTGGACAAGCTCCTGGCGGAGCGGGATGTGATCCGCTTCAATCTGCGGAGCGGCGCCGAGGTGGCCATCATGGTGGAAAAGGTGGAGCCGGGCCGGGTATGGATGGGCTTTGTGGACGGAGTGGCCGAGCGGCCCATGTATAACCGCCTGGCGCGTCCTGTGTCCTGGAAAGAGAGCGACACCCGGAAATGGTGCAACACCGATCTGGTCCAGGATCTCCCGGAGGAGCTGGTGGCCATCATCACGCCCCGCACCATCCGCCAGACCATCAAGGGCGAGGAGCTGGTGACCACGGATCTGCTATGGCTACATAGCGCAACGGAGTTTTTCGGGCGTAAGCCCTGGGCAGATGGGGACGATCCCACGGAGGAGCAGCTGCCGGTCTATAAGACCGAGCGGGACCGCGTGAAGATGTGGGACGGGCAGACATGGCCGCATTGGACCCGTTCCGCCTGTTCCGGCAGCAGCAACGGTTTCTGCCTTGTCAGCACGGACGGCACGCCCACCAGCAGCTACTACGCGGACCATTCATGGGCGCTGGCCCCCGGCTTTTGGATCTAATCGGCGGAGCGTATCAACGGAAATCCCGCCCCTGCAAGGGGCGGAGAAAGGAGCCGGACATGGCAAAGAGAAAGGAAATCAAGTGGCGGAGAGAGGGGCGCGGCACCATGACCGGGCGCCAGGATGGGATCATTTTTCGGATTTATCACGCCTGGGACATGCCGGAGCGAGGACACACCGTAAGCTGCCACGACACAAAGGGAGCTGGGAGAACGATCAACACGGCGGGGTATAGGAAATTCACCTGGGAGGAGGCTGTGGAGTTCTGCCAGGCAATCGTGGCCGGAGAGATCAACCTGGAGGACCTGCGGGCGGAGTTTGCCGCAGAGGACGCGAAAAGAGAGCGGCGGGCGATCCAGCAGGCTGTGGCAGAGGCCAAGGAGTTCCGGGGCCACCTGGAGGCGGCGGGAATTTCATACAACACCCTGCTGGAGCTGGAGGCGCTGCGGGCGAACCTGGGGAGCCTGGGCCACAACGCGCTCCTGGGATTTGAGCGCGGGGAGGGCTGGCCGGATGGGACCTGACGGGAAAGACACCACCCAGGCGGCGGTCTACATAGACGGCCAGACGGTGCAATACGCCGGAGAAATCACCCTACCGGAGCAAGTGGAGCGCCTAGCGCCGCCGCTCCTTGCGTCAATGGACCTCACGATGGAACAGGACGGAAAGGTGGCCGAGGCCATGGCAGAGGTTTTCCGCACTTTCTGCGCAGCAATAGAGGAGGCCGCGGCGGCTGTGACAAAGATATGGGGAGCCATCCAGGCGGCGGAGGAGTTCCGCAAGGCCCTGCGGTGGGCGGAGGCGGCCAACAGGCCGCTGGCCGCCCGCTACCACCGCACCAAAAAGAAGCGGATCCGCAAGAAGTACGCCAAGCGGATCCTGACCTGGTATCGGGAGGAGATCCTGTAATGCTGCGACTAAAAGCGAATAAAACCGCCCTGTATAAGCTGGTGGCGGATTATGTGGACAACCTCCCGCCCATGCGGAGCGGGACAGAGTTCATTAAATACCCGCGCACACCGGACTACGCCCTGAACTGGATCACCCCCGAATGGGACACGGCCCACGCCTTTTTCTCCGCCTGCATGGGCCGCCCCCTCCTGGCCATTGAGATCAAGGACGGGGAAACCGGAAAGACGGTGATCCGCACCACCCATGCCCTGACCCTCCGGGATCTCCGGGAGCGGGGGATGGTGGAGGAGTTCGTAACGGCGGCGGAGCGCCGGCGGATAGAAAGGAGTGCCGACAATGGCGGACTTTCTCCCGCTACCTGAAAAGGAATACAGCGTAATTTATGCGGATCCCCCATGGGAGTACCGCCAGCACGGGACCACGGAAAAGAGCCGAGGCACGGCGCTGAAACAGTACCCAACAATGACCACCGCAGATATATGCAATCTGCCGGTACGGAAAATCTGCGGGGGGGGGGCAGCCTGTTTTCTATGGGCAACTTTCCCAAACATTGCCGAGGGGATCAGGGTCCTGGAGGCATGGGGGTTTCAGTACAAGACTGCGGCCTTTGTGTGGGTGAAGAAAAACGCCAAGAGCGGCACCAACTTTTGGGGCATGGGCGCCTATACCCGCGCCAATGCGGAGGTGTGCCTGCTGGGCGTGTCCCCAGGCTTTAAGGCCGGGGAGCGGATCCGCAGCCACAAGGTACACCAGATCATTGAGGCCCCGTTTGAGGGGCACAGCAAAAAGCCGGACGAAACCCGCCGGCGGATCGTGGAGCTGCTGGGGGATGTGCCCCGCCTGGAAATGTTCGCCCGCCAGAGGGCGGAGGGCTGGGACGCCTGGGGAAACGAGGTGCCGCCGGAAGAAAGGAAGATCGAGTAAATGACCGAGCGGGAAAGACTGCTGGAGAAGCTGGGAAAGGTCAAGGCCCTGGCGGATCGTGGCGAGGGTGGGGAAAAAGAGAGTGCGGAGCGCACCCTGGCCGCCCTTATGAAAAGGTACGGGGTCACTGAGGAGGAGCTGGAGGACACAAGGGCCACCATTCACTGGATCCGCTATAAGACGGACTGGGAGCGCAGACTGCTGGGACAGCTTGCCTATATGCACCTGGGCACGGGCCACTCTTTCGGCTGTGTGGGCAGATACACAAAGAGGCCGCGCAAGGAAGTGGGAATTGAATGTACACCGGCCCAGTATATCGAGATCGAAGCGGATTTTGCATTTTATTCCGAGGCCATGAAAGAGGAAATGGAGCTGTTTTACAGCGCATTTCTCCAGAAAAATGAGCTTTTTCCGCCGCCGGAGCTGGCGGCGGAACCGACAGAGGCGGAAAAAGAGGAATGGAAAGATGTGGAACGGGCGTGGAAAATCCACTCCATGATGGGCGGACTGGACCGGCACACGCGCCACAAGGCCCTGGAGGCCGCAGAATAGGAGGGCAATGTGGAGAGTGAAAGAAAACCGATGACCCGCGCTCAGGTTGAACAGATCCAAAAGCCGCGCCCGGTTTGGATTGAGTGGATCGGCCTGCACCAATTACAGAAAAGCCCTGGCTGGGAGATCGCCACCCATGTCCATGCCGGGCGGCTTTGTATCAAGGGAGAGCGGGACAAAGATGGGTATTTACTGGATCTGTACGGGGTTTACTGGGTGGCATACGACACCCTGCCGGGAGAAAAGGAGGACAAGCAGACATGAGCCAGAGAAAGGCAAAGGAGTACCGCCAGGCCATGGAGCAGTACCGGGGCGTGGTGGAAGATGTGGACGATTTGAAACGCCGGATCGGGGCCATGGAAGCCCGCCACCGCAGGGAGGACCAGCTGGAGATCAGCCGCAGGCAGGCCAGACGGGAGGCGGAGAAGCGGGAAGCCAACAGGGCGGAATACCGGGAACACATGCGGAAGATCAATGCAGAGAAGCGGCGGAGGAAAATTGCCAGGCAGCGGATCGCTTTTCTGGCTTGCATGGCCATCCTGGCGCTGGCCCTTGTGTGCGCCCTTGTAACGGCCTGTTCGGCGCGTGGCAACGGACCGGCAGAGGAGCGGGAGATCAACAGCGCCGCCACCGTTTCCCCGCCGGTTACACTGGTAAGCGCAGAACCGGACATGTGGGACGGCGAGGGAGAGGATCCGCTGGAGGCAGAGAAGATCGAGGAGGCCCTGCTGGCCTCCGGGTATTTCTCCATAGCGGTGCCCATGTGCTACGAATACCAGGACTATATGCGGACCTACTGCGCGGCCTATAAGTGTCCCTATCCCCTGGCCCTGGCCGTGGCGGAGGTTGAAAGCCACTTTAATATGGAGGCCGTGGGCACCGCCGGCGAGGTGGGGATCATGCAGTTAAATCCGGGGCCGGATGGTGCCTACCACGCAGAGCTGGAGGCGGCCACGGGACTGGACCCCACCACCCCCTCCGGGAACATTGCCGCCGGGTGTTACCTGCTGGGAAAGTACATGCAGGAATACGGGGACACAAACAAGGCGGCCATGGCGTACAACATGGGAGTGAGCGGAGCGGAAAACGCCTGGGCGGAGGGTATCGCCTCCACTGACTACTCCGCCGCCGTGGTGAAGGCCATGGAGCGGTGGGAGGTCACAGTGAACGCATGGAATGGAATTTGAACCAGGAGGCAACGCGCACCGCAGCGGCCAGGAGGGCAAGGATCCTCCGCTGGCGTGTTCCTGGCCGCTCCAAGGTGGTCCACCCTGCCCATGGGGCCGTGGTGGTCCCCCACGCCTCCAACCTGTGCGCGATTATGAACGCGGCAGAGGTGTGGGGATGTGACTGGGCGGAGATCCTAGACGCGCAGGTGTGGGCGGCACCAGGGGAAAAGGCGGCCCCCATGCCTACATTATATAAATAAAGGAGGCGGCGAAATGCTGATCAATGAAAGCGGCCTGGTGCGCTGTATCAAGCGGGCCTATAAATCCGCCGGGTATGCGGTGGCCGCAGAGGGCGATTGCATGACGATCTACACAGAGCAATGGTATATCCAATGCAAGCGGGCGGCCATCCCCCGCAAGGTGCTGGCCACCATCGTGGAACACATGGGCATGATACCGGACACAGAACCCGTGTCCATCGTAAAGGATGGAGAGCCGCAGCTGATCATGCCGGATGTGGCGGCGGATGAAATTGCACACTGGAGGACCGGGGAGCGCACCGACGCGGTGACCATGGCAACGGTTATCATGCAGGGCTACCAGATTTTCCAGCCGGACGGCGGCGGGGCCTGCTACGGGGTGAGCCTGCTTGACCTGGGGATCATGGAGCGGGAAATGGTGGAGCATGGAGCCGCTGCTGTGATCGACGGGGACCGCCTGCTGTGGCGCGGGGACACCGAGGTGGTGGCCATGGACGCAGTAAGAAAAGCCCGGTCAAGCTGGGCCAAGGAATGGGAGCGGGCCGTGTGGAACGCCCTGGAGGGCGTGGACCTCCACAAAGAGGAGGCATGACGATGGGAAAGACGAATTTTGACCGGATCACCGCCTCCCCGGAGGCCCTGGCCTCTTTTTTGGCCTCCCTCCCCTGCCTGGACGCGCCATGGGATGACGATTTTCACCGGATTTTCTGCGACAACTGCCCCATGGAGGACTGCCCCAAGGTATGCCCGCACGAAGCGGAGCGGAACAGCCCGGCGTGGTGGCTGTCACTTTCGCCAGATCTGAACCCATGAAAAATAGAGATAACGCCGGGTTGCACATAGAAAACCGACAGATCCAGTACATTGCCCGGATTAGCCATGGAAAGGACAGCATGAAAATGCTGGATGTGATCATTTCGAGGGGGCTAAAGCTGGATCGAATTACAACAACAGATATATGGGCAACTGAAACAATCCGCGGGGAATACCCGGAAATGGTGAAGTTCAAAGAACGGGCAGACGAATATATCTGGCAAAAATACCGTATCGAGGTGGAACACCTGTGCGCTATGCGGAACGGCGAGAAACAGACCTATGAAAGACTGTTCTACCATGTTCCAAAGCGGAAATCTGCGGGGGGGGGGGCATTGAAAACAGGGAAAATCCTGGGTTTTCCGACCCTGTGGGGGGCCGTGGTGCCAATCGGACCTAAAACGCGGTGTGAAGCACCGAGCAAAAGAGTGTCTATCCACAAAGATAATTTCGGGCCGGACAGTATCAAAGGATTTCCTGTCAGCTTTACAAACAAGGGAACCTGGTGCCAACGCCTCAAAACCAGATTTTTAGAAAGCCCCGCCGCGAGGGGCGGTACAAATATCGTGGAATACCTGGGAATAGCAGCAGATGAACCGGGACGGTTCGGGCAACTGAATGAACGCAAGCGCGCTCCGCTGGTAGAGTTTGGTATTGAAGAGGGCCTTTGCGGCCTGTACTGCCAGTACGAGGGTATTTTGGCCCCAAGCTACGAAACGAGCTGCCGGGACGGGTGTTGGATGTGCCACAATCAGGGTGTAAACCAACTCCGGCAGCTACGCAAGAACCACTCGGAGCTATGGGCAATCCTGCTGAAATGGGACGCAGACAGCCCGGTAAATTTCAAGCCAGACGGGCGGACGGTCCATGACTATGAATTGCGGTTTCAATTAGAGGATGACGGCCTGTTGATACCAGGTGATACACGCTTTAGGTGGTCCATGCTGAATGAGCCATTAAATTACAGAATGTTTTAAGAGAAATACGGAGGCATGTATATGGAAGTAACTGTAAACATGAGCGCCGAGGAGTTTCAGAAGTTCATGGACTGGAAAAAAGAACGGGACTATTACGAAAAGGAACTGGTCAAGGAAACAGATAAGAGGGAATTTATGGCAAAGAAAACGACCTGGGCCATTGAGAAAGACCCGAAGCGGCCCGGCAAGGTCAAGATCGTGGACCAGGAACACGCGGCGGAGCTGCTGGAGCCGGCCAATGACTACCTATCATAAAAAGAAAACCACCTGCGCCCGGTGCTGACAACACGGCGCAGGTGGAGCAAATGCGAGGCGGCCAAAAGGCCGTCCTGGAATGGCTATATTATAGCATACTCCCGGACGGCCTGCAAGCCGCAAAATTCAACGGGGCCGCGGCCCCGTATAGCTCCGGTAAGAGCTATTAGTAAAGTGACCAGCAGGCCCAAAGGAGGAGTACAGCATGGCCTATGTCCATAGGCGGGTAAAGGCTGGCCGCACCATCGAACACAGGAAAATGCAGTCATACCGGATCCACACCAAGGGGGTCCAGAGAGGCCCCAACCATGGGACCACATCGAAGAAGCAGGCCAAGGTCAACGAGCGGGTGGCAGAGGAACACCTGCGCTGGGACCTAAACGCCAACTTTGACCACCGGGATCTCCACGCCGTCCTGCACTACTATGTCAAGGACACCACTTTCCCGGAGATACTGGCGGACAAGGCCGCCTTTCTGTCCAACCTGCGGAAGATTTGCAAAAAGCGCGGGATCAAGTACAAGGCGGTGGTGGTGATTGAAACCAAGCGCATGACAAACCCGCACATTCATGTGGTAATAACGCGCATGGACCCGGAGATCATCACCGAGGCATGGGAGAGCGTACCAAGGGGCGGCGGGGGTATCAGCTTCAAACCCCTGGACCGCAGAGGGAACCATGAGAAGCTGGCGCAATACCTGGTCAAAGAAAGCCGATCCACCATGGAGAAATACAGGGAGCTGGGGAAACGGGGAAAGCGGTACAGCAAGACCCAAAACATGGATAAGCCCGTGATTACATACACCCCCGTGTCTGCCTCCTCCTGGCGTAAGGAGCCAAAGGCCAGCAAGGGCGCCGTGCTGTACAAGTTCGATGACGGATCCACCACCCGGAGCGGGTGGCATGAGATCAGCGGCTACCCATACCAGGAATATTTCGAGGTTTTCAACGAATAGGAGGACAAGCCAATGAAAATTTACATAGCGGGAAAAATTGCCGGGGATCGGCGGTATCGGGCCAAGTTTCGAGAGGCGGCCAAGGCCCTGGAGGCGGCAGGCCATGTAGTCCTGAACCCCGCCACCCTGCCGGACGGCCTGGCCGACGGGGACTATATGCGGATCGCGCTGGCCATGCTGGAGGCGTCGGACCTGGCCGTGTTCCTCCCGGACTACCAGGAGAGCCGGGGCGCCATGGTGGAATGGGCCTGGTGCCAGCGGACCGGGAAAGAGTGCGCCCTGTATCTGGATATAGCTGGAGGTGGCAAAGGTTGAGCAAGGCGCAGATCAGCATGTGGGAGGAAAAGATCGTGGACAGTTTCGCCGGCGGCGGCGGAGCCTCCACGGGCATTGAGCTGGCCACGGGCCGGGTGGTGGACATAGCGATCAACCATGATCCTGACGCAATTTTAATGCACAAGACCAACCACCCGCACACCGTCCACTATCAGGCCAGCGTGTGGGATGTGGACCCGCTCGAAGTCACAGGAGGCAGCCCGGTGGGTTTACTGTGGGCCTCCCCTGACTGCAAGCATTTTTCCAAGGCCAAGGGCGGGAAGCCCGTGGACAAAAATATCCGGGGGCTGGCCTGGATTGTCCTGCGGTGGGCCGGGACGGTCCGGCCCCGCGTAGTCATTCTGGAGAATGTGGAGGAGTTCCAGACCTGGGGGCCGGTCCGCCGTGGGCACCCGGTAAAAGCAAAGGCCGGGCGAACATTCCGGCGCTTTATTGACCAGCTGGAGGGCCTGGGCTATGCGGTGGAATGGCGGGAGCTGGTGGCGGCTGACTACGGGGCGCCAACAACCAGAAAGCGGTTTTTCCTAATTGCCCGCTGTGACGGGCAGCCCATTGTGTGGCCGGAGCCTACACACGCGCCGGCGGACAGCCCGGAGGTGCTGACCGGGAAGAAACTGCCCTGGCGGAGCGCGGCGGAAATCATAGACTGGAGCCTGCCCTGTCCCTCCATTTTTGAAACGCGGGAGGAAATCCGGGAGAAATACAGCATTTCCGCCCAGCGGCCACTCCGGCCCAACACCATGCGCCGGGTGGCCAGGGGCGTGGACAAGTTCGTGGTCAAGTCTGCAAACCCGTTTTTGGTGGTGGTCAACCACGCCGGAGAGTTCCGAGGCCAGGAGATTGGGGACCCGCTCCAGACCATTACAGCAAAACATGGGTATGGGGTGGCAAGCCCGGCCATGGTGCCCTGGACGGTGACCAACACCACCAACTCCACGGGCCACCCAGTCAATGAGCCAATAGACACGGCGCGGACCGGCGGCGGAGGCGGGCAAATGTTTTTGGGGGCCTCCCTGATCCAGTACCACACGGAACAGTCCGAGCATGTGAGAGGCCAGGAGATCACCGGGCCGATTATGACCATTGACGCCGCCAACCGCTACGGCCTGACGGCGGCCAGCCTGGTCAAATACTACGGGAACGACCAGCACGGCCAGAACATCCAGGACCCGCTCCACACGGTCACAGCAAAAGACCGGGAGGGGCTGACAACCGTCCACCTGGTCAAAATGAAAGGCACCAACCTGGGCGGACCGGCCACGGAGCCGGTGCAGACTATCACCGACGGCGGAGGCCATCATGGTGTGGTCACCACGAAAATCACCAGAGCGGAGCCGGGGGCGGATCTCCGACACTGGCCGGAGATCCGGGAGCTGCTGAATACATATTGCGGCTATGACCTGGGGCCGGAGGATGTGATCCTGTTCCAGATCAGCGGCGCCTGGTATTTCATGGCGGACATTGGCCTGCGTATGCTGACACCGCGGGAGCTGTACCGGGCAAACGGTTTCCCGGACGATTACAAGATCGAGCGGGACTACACCGGACAGACCTACGGGAAAAGCAAGCAGGTGGCCCGGTGCGGAAATGCGGTGCCTCCTCCCTTTGCCACGGCCCTGGTGCGGGCCAACCTGCCGGAGTGGTGCGCGGGGGTGGAGATCAACACCATGGAGGAACTGGAAAGGGCGGTGGCGGTGTGAAAATACCGGACGATGTGTTTATGACCCGTTGCCGCTACTGCGGGCATGGGCAGACGGGAGCAGAAAATAAAGAAATCCCGGATGATAAACTGTTTATTCACTTTTGGGCGAAGCAATCGCCGTGCGGGATCATCGGGATTGCACAATGCGATAAGGTCCAAGGCGAGTGTCTGGACTTCAAGCCTAACCCCATGTTTGGAATTTGCGAATACTGCACTTTCACAAACAGCTTTCATCCCGGATTTTGTACGGCGCCCGGCGGGCCGGTGAACAAGCGGCGGGTATTCCTGGGATGGAGCGGGATAGGAGATTATTACTCCGGCCACGCGCTTTTCACCTGTGACCGCTATCGAGTGAGTGAACGGTGGAAAGACCTAATCCTAAAAACCACCGTAGCGGGACGCGCACCGGCAAATTTTGACCCAGGAACATGGGAAGCCCTGAAACACATTGACGGGACAGCTACGGCAAAACGGTGGGCGGACCTGCAAGCCAAACGAAAGGCAGAACTGGAGGCAGAGGCAGAAAAAGAGGCGAGAAAAAGGGCGGAGCTGGAGCAGAAGCAAATTTCCATGTTTGATGATGACTGAAAACGGGGTGAAGCCATGCAGAGCAAAAAGAACATGCGCCGGATCAGCGTCCTGGTGACCGCACAGACGGCCTATAACCTGGATAAGCTGGCGGCCATGTGCTGCTACCGGGAGCGGGGCCATGTGATCGACAAGCTGGTGAGAGAAAAAATGCTGCAACTGAACGGAGGAAAGCGACATGAACAAGACGAAAATTGACTGGGCCACCATGAGCTGGAACCCTGTAACCGGGTGCCGCCATGGGTGCCCATACTGCTACGCAAGACGGACCGCCCACCGCTTTGACGCCGGGTGTGTGGATCCTGACCCGCTGGCTGACGGCCTCCATGTGCTGGAGGAGAAGATCAAGGCCACGCCATACCCATACGGATTTGAACCCACCATGCACAGATACCGCCTGAACCAGCCGGAACGCCAAGCGGAGCCGCAGACGGTTTTTGTGTGCAGCATGGCGGATCTGTTCGGGCGCTGGGTGCCAACCTCCTGGATCGCGGAGGTCCTGGACGCCTGCCGCCGCGCTCCGCAGCACCGCTATTTGTTCCTGACGAAAAACCCGGCCAGATACCTGCAACTGGACTACATGGGCTTACTCCCGCATGAAAATAATTTCTGGTATGGGTCCACGGTGGCCAATGAGGACGCAGCGGCCATGTACACCATGCAGGGCGTGGCAATCAACAGCTTTTGGTCTATGGAGCCGCTGCTGGGGCCGGTGGACATGAGCGCGGCGGAGGGCCTGCCCCAGTGGGTGATCCTGGGGGCCGAAACCGGGAACCGGGCGGACAAGGTGGCACCGCGGCGGGAGTGGGTGGACCAGATCACACAATTCTGCGCGGAGAACGAAATCCCGGTTTTCTACAAGGACAACCTGCGGGCGCATTTCCCGGATCTCCCGCCCTCCGCCTCCCCGTGGGATGACCGGGAGGACGCAACAGCGGAATGGGCCGCCCATTACATGGGGCGCTTTGAAAGGCAGGTATGACCCGTGGAAAAAATCGAAATTGGCTACACCGTGGAGAAAGAGCGGTGGCTGGAGGCGTCGGAAAATTTGCACGAGTTTGGCCAGATCATGGCGCGGAACCTGCGGAACATGAACAGAGACGGGTGCGGACAGGAGGCCGCGGACGATCTCATGGCGGACATTATGCTGGCCTGTGCGGCCATCGGATATGTGGCGGAGCTTGCCGTGGATAAATGCCGGTTTATTCCTATGCCGGGAGGTGGCCAGAAGTGACCGAGCAGAAAAGGCCGCAACAATGTGAGGGCTGCGCGCTGGCAGAGCATGACGCATATATTTGTGCCCGCTGGCGCCTGTCCTATGCGGTGAATGAGCTGAAAAAGGCCATTCCTCTGGTGCGGAGGACGGCGGTGGAAAATATGAAATGCCCATACCACTACCCCGCCAGCCTTTTGGGAACCGGGGTGGTGATAATGGACGAAATAGGGCCATGGCCGCCAAAAGGAAAGGGGCGTTGACTGTGCGGGCGGTGCTTTTGAGCATAAAACCGGAATGGTGGGAGAAGATCCTGGCTGGGGAGAAAGACCTGGAAATCAGAAAGACGGTCCCGCGGGGCGGAGCCGGAGAGCCGGAACCGTGGCCGCTGCTGGTCCTGGCGTATGTAAGCGGGACCGGGGCCGTGCTGGGGCAATTTCTCTGCATGGGGTGGGTGAAGAGCAACTGCTGGCGGTATCTGTCCTCCCGCTCCTGCGTACCGGAGGAGGATCTGAAAAAATACGCCGGCGGAAAATCGCTGTATGGCTGGATTGTGGGAGAGGCGGAGGCATACGACACCCCTAGCCCGCTGGCAGAGTTCGGGCTGAACCGTCCGCCTATGTCGTGGCAATATGTGGAGATCCCGGACCCGGAGGACGAATAAATGGCCATCAACCTTTCAGACCTGCCGCCAAAATATCAGCAGCAGGCCGTGGAAAAGTACATGAAGCAGCAGAAGCGGCGGGGGCCTGCGCCCTCCGCCGCCGCTGTGCAGAATACAGACAGGGCGTCGAAATATCGCAACACCCCCACCGAGCGGGTCACCGCCTCCGGGGCCGTTCTCCGCTTTGACAGCCAAAAAGAGGCCCGGAGATATGACCACCTGACCCTACGACAGCAAGCCGGAGAAATCCATGATCTGCGCCTCCAGGTGGATTTTACTTTGCAAGAGGCATACACAGACCAGGAGGGGCGGAGAGTACGGGCCATCCGCTACCGGGCAGATTTTACATACAGGGAGCGGGACGGGCGGCTGGTGGTGGAGGATGTAAAAAGCAAGCCCACCAGAACGCGGGAATATCTGATCAAGCGAAAGCTGATGAAAGAGCGGCGCGGAATTGACATAACCGAGGTGTGAACATGAAGCAGCAGACAACGGGCGGGGCCACCCGCGAAGCCGTAAAAGAATATTTACAGCAGTACCACATGGCGCGGGAGCGGCGGCGCATACTGGAGCGGCGGCATGATGTACTGGCGCGGGAGCTGAACGCCCCGGCACCGGGGACTACATACAGGACCATGCCGGCCTCCCGCCCTGCGGCAGACAGCGAGGGGGCCGTGTCCGTTGTCTTTCGCTTGTCAGAGGTTGAGGAGCGCATAGAAGCCCAACGGGTGGCCATGGGCCGGGCCGTCACCATGGTGATGGATCTCATTGACCTGCTACCGGAGAACAGCATGGAGCGCACCGTGGTGGAACTGCGGCACATAGATTGCAAGAAATGGGAACGGATCTGCAAAGAGGTCCACATGAGCAGGTCAAGGGTAAATGTTTACTACAACGCCGCCCTGGATATTATTCTATCCAATGCACGGGCGCAGAAGTTAGTACAAGAGTTTGAGCAAAGGCAGGCACCGGAGATATGCACAGAAAAAAATAGGCCATCTTGAAAAGACAGGACACAACAGGACATTCACCTGTGGTATTCTGGTATCGTGGAAAACGACAGGGGCAAGAGCAAAGCCCCAGCCAAATAGAGAAAGGCCGCCAGGGCGTGAGAACCTGACGGCCTTTCTGTTTCCACACCATGGGCCGGGGAGCAGAACCGCAGGGACTTTTCTCCTTTCACCCTGCCCCGCCGCATTGTACACGAGCGCAGCGGGCTGGCCCAACCCCCGTTGCCCTGGGCCGCTCATGCCGAGGGGTGGCCCAGGGCCTCCCTTGTGATTTTACCACCCCCTCCCCCATTTGGGTCCTTTCTGAAAAATAAATCTTTGCGGGGCAAGTGAAGTCCGATTATTTTCCACAAAAAATCAAAAATTTTCAGGGGTGTTTCGTTACGCTTTTTCAAAAAGCGGGAAAGCCATACCCCCTAAAGGGGGTATCAGGCGGAAAGGGGATGAAGAAAACGCGAAATCGCCCACGCCTAAAAAGCGAAATCCGGCAGGACGGGGCGAACCGGGCCAGCGGCACAAAAGGAGGTGCAGCCGGTGGCGGAGAAAAAAGGGGCCGGAAAGGCCAAAGCAGGGGCGGCCAGTAAGGCGGCGAAAGCACCGACGGCCCTGAATACAGTCCCGGAGTGGGCCAGCACCACGGCGGTGGCCAAGCTGCTGGGGAAAACCACCCGGCGGATCCAGCAGCTCACCCAGGACGGCGTGCTGGAAACCGAGGTGCCGCCCGGAGGCGGCGCCCGAAAATATAAAACCTGCGAAACGATCCAGCGTTATATTGCCCACATCGAGCAAAAGGCCCAGGAAACGGCGGCGGCCAGCTCCACCGCGGAGCTGAACCTGCGGAAGCTGGAGGCGGAGGTAGAGCTGAAAGAAAGCCAGGGCCAGCTCCACAAGCTGAAAACCGCCATTGCCGAGGGGAAATACATCAAGGCCGAGGAGGCCACCAGGGATCTGGCGGACTTCATGGCCATGTTTAAGAAATTCGCCATGAACATCCCGCCCCGCGCCGTGAAATCCATAGCCGGATATGCGGACCCGCAAACGGCCAGGGCCATGGAAAGGGCAATGCGCAAGGAGCTGGAGGATATGCTGGCCGTATTCGTTGACGCGGCGGAGATCGGACCGGAGGAGGCGGAGCCATGAGGCCGTACAGAGCAAAGCCGTACACGGTGCCGTCGTGGATCCACCGGGCGCTCCTGTCTATGCGGCCAGCGGAACGCCTGCCGGTTTCCAAATGGGCGGAGAAATGGCGGGTCCTGCCCGACACCAACGCCATACCGGGGCCATTCCGCAACAGCGTGACCCCGTATCTGGCGGAGATCATGGACGCCTTCTCCAACGAGGATGTGGAGCGGATCGTATTTGTAAAGCCCACCCAGGTGGGAGGCACCACGGCCCTGGAGAATATGCTGGCCAGCGCCATTGACCAAGACCCGGCACCGACTATGATCGTCTACCCCTCCAAGGAACTGGCAGAGCGGACGGTGGAGGCGAAGCTGGAGCCGATGATCCGGCAATGCAAACCGCTGGCAGCCAAGTACCGGGAGGCGGAAAGCCAAAAGCTAAAGCTGAAATTTGAAACCATGTTCGTTTTTCTTTCGGGAGCAAACAGCCCGGCCTCCCTGTCCTCCACCCCGATCCGGTATTTGTTTCTTGACGAAGTGGACAAATTTCCGGGAGCCTCCAAAAAAGAGGCGGATCCGGTTTCCCTGGCCATAGAGCGCACCAAGACCTACACCACAAACCGCAAGATCTTCATGGCCTCCACCCCCACGCTGAAATCCGGCCACATCTGGAAAGCCAAGGAGGAGGCGGAAGCGGAAAAGCATTACTTTGTGCCATGCCCCCATTGCGGGGAGTACATCGAATTTGTATTTGCACAGCTGAAATGGCCGAGCAAGGACGATGTGCCGGACAGCGCCGAGCGGGCGGAAATGGCAACCTATGTCTGCCAAGCCTGCGGGGCCGTGATCACTGACCAGGACAAGGGGAAAATGCTGGCCGCCGGCAGGTGGCAGACGGTCCGGCAGACCGCCGCCAGGCCCTCCAGCGTGGCCTATTGGCTAAACACCCTGTACTCCCCTTTCACGCGGTTTTCAGAGATTGCCAAGGAGTTCCTGCGGTGTAAGGATGACCCGGAGCTGCTGCAAAACTTTGTCAACAGCTGGCTGGCGGAGCCATGGGAGGACACCAAACTGCGGACCAATGCGGAGCTGGTGCTGGAGCGGCAGACCGAGGTGGAGGCATGCGCCCTGCCGAAGTGGGCGAAGTTGATCACCGCCGGCATAGATGTGCAGGAAAATTGCCTGTACTGGACGATCCGGGCCTGGGGCGATTACATGACCAGCCAGAACATTGCCCACGGCCAGGCGCTATCCATGAACGAGGTGGCGCAGATCATGAACACCGAGTTTATACACCCGGACGGGCAAAGGCTTTTGGTGTCGCTGGCCCTGATGGACAGCGGCGACCAGACCGAGGAGGTCTACGAGTTCTGCGCCCTAAATGCGGACTGGGTGCTGCCGTGCAAGGGCGTACCCACCATGCTGTCCCACTATCGCCTGTCAAAAGTCAACAAGGCCGGCAGCAATGCCTACGGCATGGACCTGGTGCTGGTGGACGGCGGGAAGTACAAGGACATGATCGCCGCCCGCATGAGGAAGCCAAACGGAAGCGGATCCTGGATGGTCTACAAGGACTGCGATCTGGAATATGCGGAGCAGGTCACCGCAGAGCATAAAGTGACCGAGCGGGCCAACGGAAAAGTGGTGCAGAAATGGGTGCCGAAAACCACCCACGCAGACAACCACTATCTGGACTGTGAGGTGTACGCCGCGGCGGCGGCGGACATGCAGGGCGTCCGGTCCCTATACCTGCAAAGCCAGGAGCCGGAAAAGCCAAAGAAGCCAAAGCCGGAGCCTGCACCGACCCCGGAGGAAAACTGGATCCGGCAAAATGAGAGCTGGGTATAAAAACGGGAGGACGAAATGGAAAGCACACAAATGAAGCCGGCGGAACTGCTGGAGCAGGTCAATAAGGCCATTGCGGCGGTGCTGGTGGGCGGCCAGTCCTACAAGATCGGCAGCCGGTCCCTGACGCGGGCGGACCTGTCCATGCTGAAAGCCATGCGGGATGATCTGGAGGCCCAGGTGGCGGCGGGGACCCCCTCCCACCTGCTGGATCGGACCTTTGTGGCCTACTTTGACGGGAGGTGACCGTGCCGCATGGGATTTTTGGACAACATCATCACCGCAATTTCGCCGGAAAGGGGCTACCGGCGGGAGGCATGGCGGCAAGCCCTGGAGGAGCTGCGGGGATATGACGCGGCCAGCCATGGGCGCCTAAATGCCGGGTGGCGGGTTTTCAACGAAAGCGCGGAATTAACAGACCGTTACAGCCGGGATGTGATCCGCGCCCGCGCCCGCGACCTGGAACGCAACAGCGACATTGCCCAGTCTGTGATCCACGCTTTTCGGCGGAATGTGATCGGGAAAGGCTATAAGCTCCAGGCAAAGACGGAAAGCGAGCTGCTAAACGACCAGCTGGACAAGCTGTGGAAGCAATGGTGCCGCAAGGAAAACTGCGACATAACCGCGTCCCAGTCTTTCAACCAGATCATGCGCATGGCCGTAACGCGGAAGCAGGTGGACGGCGGGATCCTGTTCATCAAGCGATACACGAGGGGCGGCCTGGTGCCGTTCAAGCTCCAAATGATCGAGGTGGACGAACTGGACACCACCGCCTCCATCCCCAGGCACAAGGGCAACACCGTGGTGGGTGGGATCGAGTACGACCCGGCCCGCCGGGCGGTGGGCTATTTCATCCAGCAGTACGATGTGGAGGGCTGGAAGCTGACCACCCCGGTGTACATCGAGGCCAAGCATGTGATCCCATACTGGACCAAGCACCGCCCCAGCCAGCTGCGTGAGGTTTCGGACCTGTCCCCCACCATTACGCGGGTACGGGACACAAACGAATTTATCACCGCCGTTTCCGTCAAGGAGCGGATCGCGGCCTGCCTGGCCGTGTTCATCAAGCGATCAACGCCAACGGGCGGGTTTGGCCGCGGCGGCGTGGTGGCCGGCGGGGACCGGGTGACCTACGAGGGCAAGAGCCTGACCCCCGGCATGATCAAGGAAATGAATGTGGGGGACAGTATCGAAACTGTGGAGCCGAAAAGCGCGGGATCGGACGCCTCCCAATTCCTGAAAATGCAATGGCGTCTGATCGGAGCCGGCCAGGGCATGAGCTACGAGGCCACCAGCCGGGATATGTCGGAAAGCAATTATTCCAGCGCACGGCAGGGAGCGAATGAGGATGAAGCCACATTCGCGGCGGAGATCGAGCTGCTGACCGAGATCATGAGCGAGATCTACGAAACTTTTGTTATTTCCTGTTATCTCACCGGGCTGATCAATCCGCCCGGATTTTGGGATAAAAAGGCGGATTACCTGGCGCACAAATGGGTGCAGGCACCGAAAAAATGGATCGACCCGGCCAAGGAAACCACCGCCACCAAAACCGCCCTGGCAACGGGCCAAAAGACATTCCAGGATGTCGCAGCCGAACAGGGCAAGGACTGGAAAGAGGCCGTGGACGAAATGGCCGAGGTCCTGAAATATGGCCGTAAAGCCGGCATTGAGATGGGAGGTGTAATTTATGGCCAAGGAGCAGCAGCACAGCAGAACGCCGGAACCCAGGGACAAGAGCCGGGGAACCAGGAGCATGGGGGAAATCCTGATCCGACAGGAGGAGGGGCAGGACAGCCGCCGGAGAACAGTTAGTTTCTCCAGCGAAACGCCATACCGCCGCTATTTCGGCATGGAGATCCTGGACCATGCGGAGGGTGCCGTAGACCTGGGGCGCCTGAACAGCGTGGGTGTCCTGCTTTTCAACCATGATGTGGACAGGGTGGTGGGCCGCGTGGTCCGCGCCTGGGTGGAAAACAACCGCGGCATGGCAGAGGTGGAATTTGATACCGACGCGGACGCGGAAAAGATTTTCAGCAAGGTGCAGAGCGGGACCCTGAAAACCACATCGGTGCGGTACAGAGTGGACAGCTGGGAGGAAGTCCGGGCCGGGGCTACATCGGCAGACGGACGATTTACCGGACCATGCAGTATCGCCAGGCGTTGGACGCCCATGGAAATCTCCGTTGTTTCTGTGCCGGCGGACGCCACCGTGGGCGTGGGCCGATCCAGTGAAAGCGCAGACACACCGGACCTGTCCGCATACGAGCGGCAGATCCAAATCAATCAAAATACTTTTAGGAGGTAAAGAGTAATGACCATTCAGGAAATGATCGCCAGACAGCAGGCGATTGTGGCCGGCGCCCGGAACGAGGGCCGGGGCCTGACCCGCGAGGAGCAGGCGGAGTTTGACCAGCTCCAGGGAAAGATTGACGCCACCCGGAACGCGGGAGGCCAGGACGGCCACCAGGGCGGCGGAGAACCCCCTGCGGAGGGCAACCGCGGAGCCGGTGAGCCTGCCGGCGCAGAGGGCCAGGACGGCGGAAACGACGCAACCCGACAGGCGGCGGTGCAGGCAGAACGCCAGCGCAACAGCGACATTGTGGCCCTGTGCCGGCAGGTGGGCATGGATCCGGCGGAGTACATCCGCGGCGGCCAGACCATGGACCAGGTGCGCCAGGCGGCGGTGGAGTTCATGATCTCCCACGGTGGCCCCGTGGGCACCCGGACCGATGACGGCCAGGGCGATGAGTTCCGCAACGCGGCGGTGGACGCCCTGTTGCTGCGTGCCGGCGTCCCTGTGAGCAATCCGGCCAGAGAAGCGGACAGCCTGCGCGGCATGTCTGTGCGGGATCTCATGATCGAGTGCATGGCCCGGAGCGGCGAGGGGTCCACCACCTCCCTGCTGCGCATGGGCAAGAACGACCTGTGGGACATGGCGGTGCGCCAGTTCCTTTCCCCCACGGCCTCTTTTCCCGCTATTCTGGATCAGGCTATCCAGAAATCCATTGTACACCAGTACCAGCTTGTGCCCACCACCTATGACCTGTGGACCAGCAAGGGCAGCCTGCCGGACTTCAAGCCCAGCAAGGCCCATGAATACACCATCGGCGGCGGCCAGTTCGACAAGGTGACCGAGGGCGGAGAGCTGAAGCACAGCACCCTGGACACCAGCATGAACCCCCTGCGCAAGCTGGACACCTACGGGACCCAGTTCACCATGACCCGTGAGGCGTTCATCAATGATGATATTGGCTTTTTGTCCGAAATGCCGGGCCAGTACGCCCGCGTGGCAAAGCGGAAGATCAACAAGCAGGTGTATGAGGTCATCGTGAAGAACCCCGCCGTATATGACGGTGTGACCCTGTTTGAAGCCGACGCACACAAGAACCTGATCGCCACCGGCACCGCCCCCACCATTGAGAGCGTCCAGAAAATGATGATGAAGCTGCTGCGCCAGACGGATCCTTTCGAGGAAAGCATTATGGTACAGCCCAAGTACATCCTGGTGCCCGTGGGGTACGGTTTCCTTATGTCCCAGCTGCTTGAAACCGCACAGGTGGATGTGGAGGGCATTGGCAGCCACACCGCAAACGCGCTTTACAAGTACCGGACCCAGCTCCAGGTGGTGGAGGAGGGCGCGATCAACGCCCTGGCCGGATCCAGCGCGGTGCCCTGGTACATCGTGGGCGATAAGACCACGGCCAAGAGCGTACAGGTGGACTACCTGAACGGCATGGAAACCCCCAGTTTCCGCCGGAGCGAAAAGGCCGGTTACCTGGGCTTTGTGTGGGACATTTGGTTGGACTGGGGTATCACCGTCATGGACTACCGGGGCATTGTCCGCAATAACGGCGTAGCTATTGCCGAGTAAGGAGGTACAGAGAAATGAACGCAAGATACTGGCAGAGAGGCGAAACCCTGGACTACACCGCCACCGAGGCCGTGACCAACGGCCAGGTGGTGAGCCTGGGAAATCGGATCGGCGTGGCCGGGAATGACATTGCGGAGGGCGCAACCGGCGCCCTGCATGTCACCGGCGTGTACATCATGGACAAGAAAGCCTCCGAGAAAATCACCATGGGCGCCCCGGTGTATTATGACGCCACGGCGGACGAAATCACCGCCACCGAAAAGGGCAATGTCCCCGCCGGATATGCCGCCGCTACCGCAGAGGCCAGCGACGCCACCGTGCTGGTGAACATCGGGGACCCGGACGGCGCCCCGGCGGTCCACAACAGCCTGGCCCTGAAAGGCGAGGACGGAAAGGTGTACGACATTACCGTGGCCACCGGCGGAACGCTGAAAGCCACCGAGCGGACATAAGGAGGGCGGGAGGCATGAAAAAGCTGATCGCCAAGCGCCCCGTGCTTTACCTGGGGAGGATGTACGACAAAGGGGACACCCTCCCCGCCAACGACCAGAAGATGGTCACCGCATGGCTGAACGCCAAGAGCGCCGCCTGGGATGGTCAGGAGGCCGAGGAAAGCCGACAGGAGGCCCAGGAGGGCGCCGGACAAGCGGACGGGTCCCAGGATAGCCAGAACCGGAACGGGGGCCAGGAGGCCCAGGAAAACGGCCAGGAGGCGGGAATGGTGGAGGGGCACCTGGACCCTGACCAGCTGGCCACCATGAGAAAGGCCGATCTGGAAAAGCTGGCCGACCAGATAGGCGTGGATATTTCCGGCGCAAAGAACAACAAGGAACGGGCGGAGCTGATCGCGGCAACCACCGTTCAGGCCCCCGCAAATGAAACAGGGGGCGCCCGCTGATGGGCGCCCCTGGCTTCAAGGACCTGGTGGCGTCTGACATTTCCGCCGTGTTTCTGAATGGCCAGGAGTTCGCGGACACCCACACCATAGACGGAAAGCCCATGACCGTGGTGGTGGATGAAAACGAGCTGCTGGAGCGGGACAAGTCAAAAATGGGGATCCAGGTGGATGGGACCTACAAGGCCCGCCGGCTGATCTATGTGGCCAAGGAGGAATACGGCCCGCGCCCGGCCCATGGGAAACAGCTTAATTTTGACGGGCGCCTGTTCCGGGTGGCCGATTGCACCGAGGAGGCCGGTATGCTGGCCATTACGCTGGAGGCGGTGAGATCGTGAGCGAAAGCGTTATACAGATTGACACCCAGGCGGAGATTGAAAAGATCATCCGACAGCTGGACACCCTGCCCAACCGGCTGAAAGCCCCCAGTGTGCTGGCCGCCGCCATCAACGCAGCCGCCAATGAAATGAAACGGAAGATCGGCCAAAAAACCAGGAAACGCTATGCAATCAGCGACAAGAAGATCCTGACCGACAAGAAACGGGGCGGCATGTACCTGGAGCGGGCCAAGGGGGCCGACACATCCGCCACGCTGATCTCCAGGGGCGGCATGGTGGAGGTCATGGCCTACATGACCAGGAGGAACACCGAAACCACCGCGGCCATGCTGAAAGTGCTGAACGAAAGCGCCATGACCGCGCTGGAGGTAGACGGGCGGAAAGCCTTTGAGGCCACTTTCAAGAGCGGACACACAGCCATTGTGCAGCGCGTGGGCCGCGCCCGCCTGCCGGTAAAGTCCCTTATGGCCCCGGCGGTGCCTATGCTGTACGGCAAGACATACGAGGAGGCCACCCAGGATTATTATTCCATCCTGCAAAAGCACATCCAGCGAGAGGTGGAGCGGGTCCTGGACGGTTTCGGGAGAGCGGCATAAAAAAGCGGCCCCTCTGCGGGGCCGTGCTACGAAGTTAATTTTTGCCACAACAGGACTTGCAGGGACGCAGGCCAGCGTATTCTGCCATTGATACCGTTGACCTCCGGGAAAGACGGTTTTTCAGGCCGCGGCAGTTTGGATCCGCATGGTAAACAAGGCACCCGTCGGCATACCAGACAACATCTGAACGAGCCGAATAAAAAGCGTCCATCGAATATCCCATTGCAAGCGCAAGTTTGTAAATGTGCTTACACGGGAGGCCACGGCGCTGGAAGTCATCACAGGTACAGCTATCCAGCGTCGTTATATACAAAATGCCACGGGTCCCTAATATTTCGGCCTCCCCCGTTGCGGAATTGTACGACCATATAGAAAGGTTTTGGAATTGCGCACGATCAAAGCGCACATCCTGACCGTCCGCGCCATGTATCGAAACATCCCAGGAACCGAAAGTAACCCCCATAGAACCATCATGCTCTATCTGTATAAGGAGCGGAGCGGGATCCTGGGACGCTGGAACAGGAGCGGGAGGGCAGGGAGAAAGGTTGCCACGCGAGGGTGGAGCTGCGGAACGCTCCACAGGTGGCGTATTTTCTTCTTTCTGTGTTGCGGTTTTTTTCAGGGAGCGGAGGATCAAGACGCCGGGGATCAAAAAAATAAGGCCAACCGGGAGCGAAAGCACACCAAGAACCACCAAGAGGACCCCACCTGTTTTTTTAGACATATTCACACCCCATTTCGCTGATTATTACCACACTTTTCTGAATATTAACACAACCGTAATTATAAGAAAGAAACGGTAAAAAGTCAAGGAGGCGCAAGCATGTGACCCAAGAATTTTTGCAGGACGCCATGGTGGCGGACCTAAAGGAGCTTTTCGCCCATGAGAGGCTGAAAAGTTCCCTGGGCGTCGAGCGGGAGATCCAGATCTACCCCCAGGATGTGCCGATCCGGGAAAGCGACGATGAAGCCCAGGACAAGGAGGCGCCGCCGGAGCCGTATGTGGTGGTGCGCCTCCGGGGCGGAAAGACCGAAAGCGACGATGACCCGCAGATCATTGACGCGGTGCTGGTGGCCTGTGTCTACGACCCCGATCCGGGGCGCCAGGGTTACCGGGACGCCCTGCACATCATCAACAAAATTTATCATCATTATTCCGCCTGTGCCGTGATCGGCAACCGCTGGGAGGTCCTCTACCCCATGGAATGGACCACCCAGGAGGAGGACACGCACCCGTACTATTTCACGGCCATGTCCCTGCGGATCCAGGCGCCGGCGGTCCACAAGGAGGTGCCAGAAGCATGACAGCAAAGAAACAGACCAAACCGGCGGCGGAGGCCGGCACGCTGGTGTACTGCGGCCCCACGATCCCCGGAGTGGCCAAGCAATTCACATCCTACCGGGGCGGCATACCGGAAGCCCTGGCGGCGGCGCAAAAGCAAACCCCGGTGCTGGGCGGCCTGACCGTACCGCTGGACAAGCTGCCGGAGGCCATGCGCCAGCTGCGGGAGAAAACCGGCCCCATTTATGCCCTGTACCGAAAGGCGCAGAAACGAAATTAACAGGAGGTAAAGCAACATGGCAACCTATCAGCATGGCGTGTACAACCAGGAGCAGGCCACGAGCCTGACCACGCCGATCCGAAGCAGCGCAGCCCTCCAGGTGATTTTCGGCACGGCACCCGTTCACCTGGCGGACGATCCGACCAAAGCGGCCAACACCCCGAAGCTATGTTACAGCTTTGCGGAGTGCCAGGCCGCTGTGGGCTATTCCGACGATTTCAAAAACTTTACCCTTTGCCAGAGCATTGACGCCAATTTCCGGGTGTTCAACAACGCCCCCATTATTCTGGTGAATGTGCTGGATCCCGGCAATTCCAAGCACACCAAGAGCAACGAGGAGGAGAGCTGCACGGTGGCCAACGGGCAGGCGGTCTATACCAAGCCCTATGTGCTGCTGGACACCCTGGTGGTGAAGAAAGACGCCACCCCGCTGGTGGCCGAAACGGACTACACGGCGGCCCACGACGATGACGGGAATGTGGTGATCACGCTGATCTCCGAAACAGCAAAGGAGGCGGAAAGCCTGTCTGTTTCCTCCACCAGCCTGAACCCCGCAGGCGTGACCAAGGAGGATGTGGTGGGCGGCGTGGACACCGCAACCGGCAAGGAAACGGGCCTGGAGCTGGTGCGCCAGATCTATCCCAAGCTGGGCCTGGTGCCCGGCCTACTGCTGGCCCCCGGCTGGTCCCACGATCCCGTGGTGGCGGCGGCACTCCAGGCCAAGACCGGCAAGATCAACGGCAATTTCGACTGCAACACATACCTGGACATTGCGGCAGACAGCACGGGCGCCACGGTGTACACCGCAGTAAAGACCGCCAAGGAAAAGCTGGGCGCAAGCTCCAACCACGCGGCGGTATTCTGGCCCAAGGGGGCGGTGGGTGAAAAGATCTATTGCCTGTCCGCCATGGCGGCGGCGGAAACGGCGGCCACCGACGCGGCCAACGGGGATGTGCCCTATGAAAGCCCCTCCAATAAGGACCTGAAAATCACCGCCACTGTGCTGGATGACGGCACCGAGGTGGCGCTGGACCAGGAGCAGGCCAACCTCCTGAACGGCCAGGGCGTGATCACGGCCATCAATGCCAACGGTTTCAAGCTGTGGGGCAACAACACGGCGGCCTATCCCTCCACCACGGATCCGAAAGACCGCTGGCTGGCGGTGCGGCGGTTCTTTGACTGGGATGGAAATAACTTCATTCTGACCTACTTCCAAAAGGTGGACAAGCCGGGCAACAAGCGCCTGATCCAGTCCATCGTGGACAGCCAGAACATCATTGGCAACGGGTATGTGGCCCGCGACTACTGCGCCGGGTATCGGCTGGAGTTCAAGGAGGATGAAAACCCGATCACCGACCTGCTGGACGGAAAGCTGACCACCCACACCTACCTGGCGCCCTACATCCCCGCGGAGAAGATCGTGAACATCCGCGAGTACGACACCGCGGCCCTGGAGGCCGCGCTGACCGGAGGAGGCGAGTAAACCATGAGCAAAAATATTCCGACCAAGGTAAACAATTACAATGTGTACAACGACGGGGAAAAGCTGCTGGGCGTGGGGGACGAATTGACCCTGCCGGACTTTGAGGCCACCAGCGAAACGATCAGCGGCGCCGGGATCCTGGGAGAGATCGACGATCCCACAATCGGCCATTTCGGCAATATGCAGCTGGAGATCCCTTTCCGCACCCTGGACAAAGAGGCCACCAACATGATGGACCAGACCAAGGCCGTGCAGCTGACGATCCGGGGCGCCGCCCAGGAAATCGACAGCGCCGGAAACATCGTGCCAAAGTCCATCCGGGTGGTGGTCCGGGGCCGGGCGGCCAAGCTGACCGGCGGCAAGCTGAAACGGGCCAGCACCATGGACAGCGGCGTGACCCTGAACATTCTTTACATC